AGGTGGCCGAGCGCGCGCGCGTGATACGGGTATCCCTGTCTGAGTTCTTCAATCACGTTATCGATATCCATACGCTGAAAAAATACGGCGTCGTCATTCCGCCATCCGAGCGGCCCTGGCAGATCAATTTCTTTGGCTCAATTTCGGCGCTTGAGGCCGAGAAGCAGCGCACCCGCTCCGAGGGTATGAGCGTGGGTTTGATGCTGATTCAGGCCTTGCAGCAGCTCAAAGAAATGAACGTCAGCGAAGAAGTGGCCGTGAACTATCTGACCGACCTCATGCAGCTGGATGAAGAGCAGGCCAAGCTGTATGCCCAGTCACTGAAAGCCTCTCAGGGTGATGACGATGGGTATGTTTGATTCGATCACGTCCAGTTTGGGTGGTCGTGATGCTGTCGGTGGCGCTACTCGTTCTGTTCAAAAGGGTGTTCAGGCGATTGGCGGCAGCGCTGGAGCTTACGGTGTTATCCCGGGTGCCATTGGCAACCGTGTGGCCGGTGAGCTTGGGTCGGCCATTGGTCGGGCGGCTGATCGTATTCCGCCTGAGGTTCGAAATGCAATCAACGTAGGGAGTCAGGCCGCTCAAGTCCTGCAGCAGAAAGGATTTGAAGAGCTGATTGCCGGTGTGATCGAAGGCGATATCGGCGGCGGCTTCGGTGGCTCTTTTGGTGGCCGCGCAAGCTCAGACAGGCATCAGAGTTCTCCGACTCAGCTTTATGGTGGCATAACGCCCAAAGAGGCGAAGCGCATCCATCAGGAAGCGATCGGTACACGGCGTGGCAAGAAGAACCTGTTTCTGGTCCGCATTACCAGTCCTTTGATGGGCGACTTTTCGGACGACTTCAATCTGTTCTGTACCGATATCGAGCATGGCCCGGTCACCATTACCGGTGATAAGCACAAAATCGGCACTGCCGTGGTGGATGGTGTTACCGGCACCGAAGTGGACGAGATTCGCATGACGACGCTGGATGATCAGCGCGGCACTATCCGTAACTGGTTTGAGCAGCACTCGGCTGCGGCGGCATCGGTGGATGGCACGGTGGGCGTGCCAGCTGAGTACGCGGTGACCATCGAGATCATTCATTCATTCGTGACCGATATGGGCGGCTTCAAAACCAAGGGGCTTTTCCGTCCGGTCAGCTACGAGATATCCCTGTCACGCCGTGACGATGCGCTCGAAGAGGTGCAGATGACGTTTACCCAGCTCGATACATTTATGAGGCCCTGATATGGCACTGCAATACGATGAACAGGGCTTTCTGACCGGTCAGCGCGTCCAGCAGGATGATCTGCATGGATACCTTGGCGATATTCTGGACGAGCTGAAGGCTATTTCACGCGCGATCGGCGCGGTCAGCACGCCGGTAACGAAATCGAGAAACGGTAGCGTTCCTAATGCAAGTAGCGGCCGCTCAGCTGCAAATGACTCCGCACCCAGCCGGACCGTGGTTGAGCCGACAGTTATTGATTCGGGACGATTATCCGGAGCCAGGGCGATTGATAGTGGTGGTGGCGCGGGGCCAGTAGCGTCTACCGATGCCAAGCCAGCGGCTAGCGATCAGACAGCAGCTCGGCCTTCAACTATTCCCGATTCCAGCAAATCGAGTGCCCAGCGGGATGCCTCTGGCCGGTTCGTCGGAGCCAAAACGCCTGATGATGAGGGTGGTAGCGAAGGCGGTGCATTGAGCGGCGCTATCAGCGACCTGGGCGACCGTCTGACCGGGGCGGTTAGCGAGATGGCCGTAAACGAAGAGTCGGACCCTGCAGTAAAGGCGTTCAATGAGGTGGCACAGCCTCTGCAGCGCGGGTTTGGCAAGATCTTTGGCGGTGGCGATGCGGGTCAAGATCGGTGGTATCGACGCTTCTGGAGACAGATGCGCCAAGGACGCAAGCGCGACAACAAGCAGCATACCGAGATTGTCGATCAGCTGGATGATATCGAGGATGCCCAAGGCGGCAAAAAGGGCGGCCTGCTCGGGGCGCTGGGCGGACTGTTCGCACCAATTCTGACCTTCCTTGCCGGGATTTTGAAGGCGTTGGTCCCGCTTGGGTTGCTGGCGAAAATTGCGAAGGCGCTTGGCGCCAAAGGGCTTGCAACCAGGCTGGCAGGTGCGGCTGCGGGTGGCAGTAAGGCGTCTAAGGCAGCGGCGGCTGCAGGTGGTGCCAAGGCGGCAAGCGCGGCGAAGGCGGGAACCAGAGCGGGTTCAGGTGCAGCCAGGGGCGGCATTCGCGGCATGCTCAAGACCGGTGGCGGCAAGGCGCTGCGTGGCGCGTCCAAGCTGGGCAAGAGGGTTCCCATCCTGGGAACGTTGCTCAGTCTCGGGCTGATGGCGAACGATGTTCACGCCTCCGAAACCAGCGACATGACGCGCAAGGAGAAAGACAAGGCGACGGGCTCTGCAGTTGGTCGCGGTGTTGGCGGTATTGGCGGCATGGCGGCCGGTGCGGCTGCCGGCGCGGCGCTCGGGTCTGTGGTACCGGTCATTGGCACGGCCATTGGCGGCATTGTGGGCGCAGCCGTAGGCGGCTGGCTGGGTGATTCGGCTGGCGACGTGATCGGTGAAAAGGTCGGTGAATGGGTTGGTGATCTGCGCGATTCCAAGATCGGCAGTTCAATCGTATCCGCATGGAATCAGACAACAGACTTTGCCTCGCACCTGTGGGGCCAGGCCAGCAACGCGGTATCGGAGAAGTGGAACACTGTTACCAGCACGGTATCGAACGCGTGGAGTTCGGTAACCACGACGGTATCGGATGCCTGGAACAGCACTACCACAAAAGTCAGCGAGACCTGGTCAACAGTAACAGGCACGCTCTCAACCACTTGGGATGGCATATCAACCGCGTTCACGGACAAGTGGAACACCATTGCAGACGGTATTTCTGAGAAGTGGTCTACCGCCGTTGCAGGCATGGGTGAAGCCTGGGACAAGGTGACCGGCCTTGCTGAAAAGTGGTGGGGCTCCATCAAGGATGTTGCCAGCCAGGCCAATGAGTACGTCAAGGAAAAGACTGGCATCGACATTGCCGAAACCGTCTCAACCGCTGGTCAGGTGGTCAGCGAAACCTACTCTGCAGCCAAAGAGAAAGCAGGGGAGGTGGTTGAAGGTGCCAAGGACAAGATCATTGGCGTGGGTGAGTCGCTGTGGGGTTGGGCCAAAAAGGCGGGTTCCAGCGTCTACGAGGCTACTGGAGCCAAGGGCCTTGTTGAGGCCTCGCGTAAAAGCTCGAACTATGCGGTAGGCAAGCAGGCACTGCGTCAAGAGATGGCGAACTCCGGGATCACAGACCCGATGGAGCAGGCGCAATTCATGGCACAGATGCACCATGAGTCTGCAGGCTTCACCCAGGTTGAGGAGAACCTGAATTACAAGCCTGAGCAGTTCCTCAAGCTGTTTGGCAAGCGAGCCGGCATCAGCACCGTGGATGAAGCCAAGGCCATTATTGCGCAAGGCAAGGGGGCCATGGGTGAAGCCATGTATGGCGGTGAGTGGGGCCGCAAAAACCTTGGCAACACCGAAGAGGGCGACGGCTATAACTTCCGAGGCCGTGGCTACACCCAGCTGACAGGCCGTGCCAACTATGCAGCTGCAGGCGAAGCGCTGGGCTTGGATCTGGTCAACAACCCCGATATGGCGGCTGACCCCGAAGTGGCTGCAAAGATCGCGACCTGGTACTGGAAGAGCCGCCCCGGCCTGAGTGATGCTGCCAAGTCCGGCGATGTCGAGGCGGTCACCCGCAAGATCAACGGCGGTACCAATGGCCTTGCGGATCGCATTGCGCTGACGCGAGAGTACCTACCAGAAGCCCACGGCGGTGAGCTGAATGCTACGCCGTCTGTTGCTGTAGCGGCTGCGCCTCAGGCTGCCGAAAAGCCTCGTGATTTTCAAGCAGAGCAGGATCAGCGTGAGATTGATGAAGCGCTTGCCCGGCAAGATCAGATCGTTAACGGCGGCGGTCCCAACGTCAAATACTTCAACACTCAGGCCGAGATGATCGCCTATGAGCGCGAGCAGACGCTTGCGCGCATCCAGCGAGAGCGTGAGGCATCAGGCATAACAGATGAGAACCTGCGCAGCTCCAACTCTTCGGTTGTAGTGGCCAGCGCCGCACCACGGCCGATCAAAGCGGCTGCAGTGCCTCCAGTGGCGATTGCTGATGCACCAAGCGTTTCAGCGCCAATGGGCGATAGCGCCAAATCAAAGGGTGAAGATCGCAGTCGCGAGCCTAGCGACGTGGGTCGCAATATCTCCGATGGTCGCATTGCACACATTGTCACCGGCGCTTACAGCGGCATGGGGTAGCGGAAAAGCCGCCCCCGTCCACCCCTTTTGAATGGATAGCATACCCTCATGATCAAAATCACCGGCACCGAACTCGAAGCAATGGTAGAGCACTGGCTGAATACGCCGGTGCACGGCTACCTGGGTAGTGGCTACGGCCAGGATATCAAGGCGTTGTTGCAGAAGCCGCACTCGGATCGCGAGGCGAATGCCTTGTTGCGCAAGCTGAAGGAAGACCTGGTGCTGTTGACCTCGCTACCACCGGATCAAATCAACCTGTATGGCACACCGGACGGAATCGACCGCTACCAGATCGTGCTGGAAGTGTCTGGCCGCACCTTTAACTTGAGCGAGATCGCCTGATGTTTACCCGCGAAGAGTTTGTCCAAAAGGCCATCGAGGCCAGTATTGCCAAGTACCCGTCTGTCGCGACGCTGGTAAAGGCGGGTGATCCGCGCGTCATGCAGCAGATTGAGGCGATGGCGACCATGCTGGAGATGTATTCCGCCCAGCTGGAGGTTGCACAGGCTGAGCCGTTCGAAAAATCCCGTGACAGCACGGTCATGGCGGATGCGGCCATGCGCGGCCTGATACCGAAAGCCGTTCCGGCCAGCGTGGAAGTTCAAGTTCACAATGCCAGCACCACCATCGTCGAGGTGGCCCAGGGTCGCAGCCTGATGGACTCTCAGGGGCGCCTGTATCGAGCTGATACCTCAGTTATCGTCGAGGCAGGCGGTACCGGCACCTTCGTGGCCGTGCAGCTGTATGCCAAGGAGCAAGTGCACACGGTAGCAGGATCGCGGCCATTCTATGAGATACCGGTTGCACTGGCGGATGATGACTCGCACCTGTGCGGACTGTCCGTGCGCGACAGCAGCGGCGCTTATGAGTACCGGGAACGCTACGTCAATACGACAGCAGGTGAAAAGGTCTACCACTTGGAAGTGGACGAGCGCCGCCGCGTGTATGTGCGCTTTGGTCAAGAAGGCGTGGTGGGCACTCAGCCGATCGATGGGGCTGATATCACGCTGACGGGGTTCTACTCCATGGGCGCAGTGGATTTTTCGGCCGGTGAGCAGCTTGTGTTTGAGACTATACAGGCACCGGTTGAGTCGCAGATCGAAATGAAGATCACAACGCTGCTAGCGGCTGGTCAGAACCCGCCGACCATGCAGACATTGCGCGAACTGGCCCGCTACCCCTCCGTCTACAATCACAACGCCGTATTCCTGGGGGAATTCGACTTCCTGGTGCGTCGCCACTTCCCGTCCTTGCGTTTCCTGTCTGTCTGGAATGAGCAGGTTGAAGAGTCCGTGCGCGGCATGCATCTGGACAACATCAATGCGCTGTTTGTGGCCTGCCTGTCTGAAGCCGGTGCCGAGACCGTGCTTAATGAGACAGTCGAAACGGGCCCGGTCGCACCCGTCGAATTTACCGAGTTGACCGCCACTATGCAGCAGATTAAAGCAAAGATCGAAGCAGCTGATGACAGCTATCGTGTGCGGTTCTATTCAGCAATTAGGCGCGAAATTCCGGTACAGGTGACCGCTACTGTTGCATCCTCATACGATGAAAGCGTGGTAGCCAGTCAGATCAGGACGGCAATTCTGGAGCAATTCGGTGAAGCTGCAGCCCAGTCCCGCCGCGGCCACTCAACGCCATTGTATCAGCAGATTTACCAGATCATTCGCGGCAAAGTGCCCGCTCTGAGCGTAGGACGGGCTGATTTGCGCGTAGTAATTGAGGAATCAGCGCTGGCCGACTCGCGGCCAGAGTTGTGGCGTTATGTGTCTGATTCGTCGCTGGAAGTCTCTGTAACATCAGGCAACGTGCTCACGCCTTACTGGGGAGCTGGGCTGTGAGTCAGTTTGATTTCAAGGCATCTCAGGTGCCGGCAGCCTCACCTCTTCGCAACAGTCACACCGTCGGCGATATTGAGCATGAGCTTAAGCAGGTGTTCCTTGATCTGTTCGAAGCGCTGGGCCAAGACTCATTCGACGCCAACGTATTGGGCGCTGCGCATCTGGGTTCGTTCGATTTGGTGCGCCGCATGGTCAACCATGACGGTCTGGTTTTGCTGCCAGGTGAGCGGGAAGAGGCGGCAACACGCTACCTGTATCGCGCATGGAAGTCTGGCGATGTGCAGAAGCGTGGACTCCATTTTCTGCGCACGTACTTGGAGCTGCTTGCGCCCGGCATGTTTCAGGTCACACAGCTTTGGCACGATAAATCTAAACCGTACCCTACGGCGCTCACGGGAGGAGCAACCAATCAGACCTCCTGGTGGTTGCACCAAATCGGCGAGCCGGAGCTGACACTCAGCGGTAACTGGGGGATTGGGCGGTGGATTTCAGATCCTGCAGAGCTTGAGGAGCGAAAAAGCAGCTCCGACCGCGGCACCGATGGCCTGTGGCTAACCAGCCGAATTGAGATTTCAGCAGACATCGGGTCAGTACCGCCGTCTATTGCCAGTCTCCTGCCGATTTTTCAGTCGATCATACCGGCCCGGCTGTCACCCGATATTGTGATGTGGCTGGCCGTCCTTGTTTTGGTTTTGATTCAGGCTGATGCCGGGATAGAAACCGAAAAGTCTATTGAGGCCCGCTACCCGTGGGATCGAAAGCTCATCACTTCTGATGATGAGCGAACTATCAAAATGGGTCGGGATGACAGCTACCCAACACTGTCGGCTGCGTTTGGCTCATTCAGGATTGGACATGCTGCCGGCGGCGAGGCGTATTGGCAGGTCGGAAGTCGAGTGGTCGTCACCGACATGCAGACCGATGTCGATATTGATACTGGCTTCTGGCAGACCGAAACCTTGCCGCCAACTCCAGAACCCGTGTTCACGAAGGCCCCCGTTCGTCTGGCTGTCGTGTATCGCCAGGTAAACGGCGACTGGCGCGTAGGGGGAGCGTTGCGCCTGGGTTCGTTCTTGCTTGATGGGCGCAGAATGCCAACCCGGAAAATGTACGCAACACCAAAGATTGGGCGGTTTAAGATTCAGTCCAATCAGCGCTCCTACATTCCTCAGGGAGTAGCGCGCCTGAAGGTTGATGGAGCGTGGCGCCTGTCGGGTGTCATATCGCCCGTTATCACGATTTCAAATAAGCGAGGGTTTACTACATGAGCGGTGTACTGGCCAATAGCCATCGCCGACGCATGGCGGCAGCAACAGCAACCGCCGAAACAAGCGTCCGACCACTGCGCTTTGTTGCGTTTGGTGATGGTGCAGCGAACCCGGATGGCACGGTGGTACCCGTTGACCGAGATGCTGAAGGGCTGATCAACGAGCTACTTCGGAAGGAAGTTATTCCATTCCAAGAGGATGACTATTCCGCAACCGTCACTGCATCGCTCGACAAGAATGAACTGGTCGGTTCTGACATCTCCGAGGTTGCCGTGTTTGACGATCTGGGGCGTGTAGTTGCGTTCAGGCACTTCAAGGCCAAGCCGAAAGAAGCCGATGAGGCATTTCGAGTAAACATCAAGATTCGTTACTGAATAAAGAGGATTCGACATGGCGTCGCGTATTCCACACCCTGATATTACGAAAATTCCAGAAACCGAGCCGGATGCAGTACCTGAGCTTTGGAATAACACATACCGTGAGATCGATGAAAACTTCAGCGATCTGGATGCCCGGGTCACCAGCACAGAAGACGAAATTAGCGAGGCGCGCCAGGGCAGGTCGAGCCTGGGCGAAGCTATTGCTGAGATCGTGCAGCAGGTAGGTGGCATTTCCGATGATTTGATTAGCCTTGCCAGCCCTGCATCAATTCAGAAGGCGGTCGGCCTTGACTGGCTGTACCGTGGTCGCCGCATCGCCATTGAGCTATTTGCGGAAGGCTACACTATCCAGGGCCTGAGCAACGTCAACATCATATCCGGCGTCATGGGCGATGATTCCCTTGATATCGAGAGCACGGCCGGAATAAATCCGGGTCAGGATTACTTCCTGTCCGATGGCGAAAACATTTCACTGGTTCGAGTCAAAGACGTTCTGTCGATGACTCGACTTCGATTGTCATCAAACCTCGGCCGCAATTGGGGCTCTGGCTCAGTTATTACCGGCAGTACTCTTACAGGCCGTGTCGGTGGTGGTGTATCTGCTCAGGCTGGAGGTGTCTGGGCGTCAGGTGCCATCAACCTCGGGACCGATAATGATTCCCGGGCAGTAGTTATCCGTCGGACACTCAATGCGGCCAATGCCCGTTTTTTCTATCGCGATGCGAGCAAAGATTGGACAGAGGCATACTGGTCCGTGCGTCGTGCCGGTGGCGGGACGACAGGTGTGCCTGAGGGGTTTGCTGACTACGAGTACCTTATCCCGATGCGCGGAGATGGGTATTTGCGAATGGAGGTCGAAGGCGAATCGATCGAAGTTCTTCACATTGCCGCGCTTGGGGGTACCACCGATCTGGGTGGCTACATCAACCCCGAAATGCGACCTGGTGCGCCTTCCGTGACAAGTCCTGCCGACAATGCAGTTGATGTCAGTGAGCGACCAACGCTCACGGTTACCGACTTTGTCAGCCCTGCAGGCAATGCGTTTGCGTTCGCGCAATTCCAGCTGAGCGCCGCATCATCGTTCAGCTCTGTACTGCATGACTCTGGCGATATTCCGGGCATGTCGTACTCGCTGCCGGCCGGTATTATCGGAGCTGCGACAACATACTATCTGCGCGCTCGCTTTAAAGACGCAGCAGGGCTTGTTTCTGACTGGTGCACGATTACCAGCTTCACCACAAAGGCCAGCTTTGCCTATGTGGATACGCCCCAGGTTATCAGCCCAACAAATGGCCAAACAGACATTGCTGAGCAGCCAACACTGCAGTCTGGCGCGTTCGCGTCCGTGGGTGGTGAAGATACACACCAAGGAAGCCAGTGGCAGATCAGACTTTCAGGCGGCTCATGGACTGCCCCTGAATATGACTCCGGCGAAGTAACCGATAAGACTGCGCACACCGTTCCTGCTGGTGTACTGCAGGCTGGGCAGACGCAATACGTTGTCCGCGTTCGACACCTTGGGGCGGCGCTTGGATGGTCTGAATGGAGTCAGGAAATAACGTTCTCCACCAAGGAGCTGTTCGCGCAAATAATTGGCATCGTACAGGTCAGCACCGGCGGCGGATCAGGCTCCTGGCAGCGCGTGGATGAGAGCTTTAACGCACTATCCACGACCAGCGCAACTTTCAACAATCACCCTGTGTACGCGGGTGTAATAGGCCAGACCATCGATGGGCAGGCCATGAATAAGGTGCCCAAGTTTTACTATAAGGGTGGTCTTGTGCCTAGCGGCCCTTATACAGGAAAACGGTTCTGGATGATCTCGGATCAGCCGGCGGACGGTTTTTCGCTACACCCTGCCTTTATGAATGCAGGCGTAGAGATAGAACAGTTCTGGGCTGGTAAATACCAAGGCACTGCAGATGGCGCAAAGCTGGGGTCTGCGCCAGGATTGAAGCCTTTGGTCAGTATTGACTTCCCGACAATGCAGGCACGCGCTGCGGCACGCAATGTGAGCGGCGTCAGCGGGTTTATGCTGTGGTCAATCTACCAACTGGCCGCGATCCAGACGCTCGCCCTGATCGAGATGGGAGGTTCCGACTCTCAAAGCCTGATCGGCCAGGGTCATGTCAGTGGTAGCTCGGCACTTAATACAGACGATGCAACGGTTGCACAGGCTACATGGCGCGGCTTTGTTGGCCTGTGGGGCAACGTGTGGCAGATGGTCGACGGCTTCGGTACGGATGCCAATAGCCGCTACAAAATCTGGGACGAAAACGGTAATCAGACCTACATATCCACTAACAAGACCGTGCCTGCAACGGGTTACCCCATCACCATGGAAACCGAATCCGGTGCTGGTTACGACATGAGCTCGGTCTTTGCGCCTGCAACTACTGATGCAACAGACAGCAACGGAACGTATGCGGACCGTTTCTACAGCAATGGTGCGGACAAGGTCGCCTACCACGGCGGCAATTGGTCCAACGGGGCCAACGCTGGTCTCTTCTGTCTGTACGTCACCGACGCTGCTTCGTTCTCGTACACGGGCCTCGGCGGCCGCCTCGCAAAGGTGTAACGGGTTTTGTAACTTGTGTTTTGTCTACGGCCTCCCGCCAAGCGGGAGGTCAGGAGCTAGATTATGAATATCGAGATTATTGATCATATTTTGCATATCAATGGCAAAGCCATGATGACGATCCCTGAAACCGGCAGAGAGGCTTCGGTCTCAATCTGGAGTGTTCCGGAAGAGTATCGTGAAAAAGGAATATTTGTTTCTGTCACTGAAAACGGTGCCGTCGAAGAGGTGCCTGCGTGTGCGACTGGTTCCTACCGGCTACTGAAACAGATCGCGATTGAGCCGAGTGGTAATGCACGCCTGAGGCACCGAAAACGCGAGCTGATAACCCAGCTAAGCCAGTCTTGTGATGAAGAGATCGCGAAACTAGCAAGTCAGTACCCTGAACATGAAGTCTCCAGCTGGCCTCAGCAAGTAAAGGAGGCTGAGCGCATCCTTGCCGATCCCACACAGCCAGCGCCGTTGCTTTCTGCAATCTCGTCTGCGCGTGGTGTTGAGTTGAGTGATCTCGCAGCGCGCGTAGTATTGAAGATGGAGGCTTACGCGGCAGCGGCTGGCGAGATCATCGGTCGGAGGCAGTCGCTCGAGGATCAAGTTGAGCGCGCTACAACGGTTGAAGAGCTGGAGCTTTTGCAATGGTAAAGCGGATTGCATTGCTGATGCTTTGGTTAATCTGCACGGCGGCAGGCATTTTGGCCTGCCTCTGGATGCTGCTTTCTGCTCTGGCAGGTAGTCAGCGCGCATGGCGCCTTGCGGTCGCACACGATCAACTGGCAAATGTGGTTTTTGGTGGTCATGAAGATGAAACCATCAGCAGTCGGGCCGGAAAAGCTGCGCGCAGGGGGCGCAAGTGGGGGTGCTTGCTGTGCCGTTTTTTGGATCGCCTGGATCCCAATCACTGCGAAAAAAGCATTGAGCACGACCGAGGCAAACCGACGCCTCCTCTGTCATGAGTGGTGTTGAATCGCTCGCGCTTATGGTAAAGCTTGAGGAGTTGGACAGCTACAGCCATACGGTTTTGCACCAATTCCCCAAACTTGAGCGCCATTTGTTGTGCGCTGATATACGCGACTCGACAGGCCAGCTTATGCGGCTTGTTGTCATTGCATGGAAACGCCGCCAAAAATCAGCTGCCCTTTTTGATATCGATGTTGAAATTGAAGTTCTGCGCGCGCGCGTTCGAAAATCCCACAGGCTTGGCTATATAAATACACGGCGGCTTGATATCTGGATGCGGCACATAAACGAAGTTGGCCGAATGGTCGGCGGCTGGATAAAGCAGGAGGCAGATGCTTCTAGAAAATAAGAATAGATGGTGCTGGCTTAACACGGCGGCAATTGGAGCAACGGGGCCAACGCTGGTCTCTTCTATCTGAACGTCAACAACGCTGCTTCGAACTCGAACACGAACATCGGCGGCCGCCTCGCAAACGACTATCGCCAGAAGTAAGTGCTTTAAGGAGTGCTTGCCAGTGCGTATCCTTTGGGGCCAGTATCATGACCATGTGGTCGAAGATATATAGGGCGCTGCGGCTAGTAGCTATATAACCGCGAATGTGGCAGTGCCTGTCAACAACATTCCTCTGAGATAGATTAATGCCTCGCACAATTAAAAACCTATGGGAAGACTTGATCCAGTTTGAGAGTCTTTATAGCGCTTATCTTCGAGCAAGAGCAAGTAAGCGTTACCAGCCAGAGGTTCTTAAATACACATCCAACGTGGAAGAAAATATTGTAAATCTTCAAAACCACCTTATCTGGAACTCATGGCGCCCAGGCAAGCCGAGAGAGTTTGTAGTATTTGAGCCAAAGCGCAGGGCCATACAGGCGCCGCCATTTGGTGACAGGGTGTTGCATCATGCTCTTGTTGGTTTGGTTGAGCCATTCTTTGAGGACAGGTTTATCTACGACTCATACGCTTGTCGTCGTAACAAAGGCACCCAGCGAGCTGTGAATCGAGTTCAGCATTTTATTCGATGTGCGCTAAGGAAGTGGGGCAATAGCTGCTACATATTGAAAGCTGATATTAGTCGATATTTTGCCAGTATTAAGCATGATGTTTTAATGCACGAATTTGGCAGAGTTATATCCGACAAAAAGATTGTAGACTTGTGGTTTAGGAACTGCTCTGGTTATGGGCATGATGAAGGTGTTGGATTGCCGGTAGGCGCCCTTACAAGCCAGCTTGGTGCGAACATAGTGCTTAACAGACTAGATCACTTTGCAAAGGACGATTTAGGTATTGAATATTATGTTCGGTATATGGATGACTTTGTTGCTGTTCTTCCTGATAAAAAAACAGCAGTAAAAACTCTTAAAGCCCTTACCTCTGAGGTAAATAGCCTTGGGCTCAGCATGAATCCCAAAACTGCAATTCATCCATGGCAGCGTGGCATAGACTTCTGTGGTTACCGGACATGGCCAACGCATATTCTGCCTCGCAAAAGAAACATAAAGCGCGCCCGTAGAGATTTCCGCGCGCTTTCGAAGCGATACGCGAATGGCAGGGAATCATTTTCAACTGTAAGGAGCCGGGTAATGTCGTTCTTGGCTTATACAAAGCACTGCCAGGCACACAAGACGGTTGAAGGCGTCCTTGGCGATCTTGTCTTGGTGCGTAACACAAAGTCTATCCCGGAAAAATAGCGAGTCTCGGCATGCCCGCGCCGCCACAATGAGCCTGTAACCATTCAACCAGGCAACCCCATGAGCAACCTCTCACATTGTGACCGCAAGGCACGACACGAAAAGCCGTCAGCGCTGGAGCGCATTCTGTCTATGATCAAACGCTTGACCATCGAGGTTGATCTGACAGCAACGCGCTTTTCATTGGCGCTGGCTGAGACATTTTGGGCGGTCAGTCTGTTTTGCACCGATAACGCACTGAGCGCAGACCACTATGCCGCCATGACTCAGGTAATGGGGCAAACGTCTTGGGCTATCGTGTTCACTCTGACCGCGCTGGCGCAATGGACAATCTTGATATCAGGGCGGTATCACGGTCGCGTTTCGGCGGCTTTTGCGGGTTTTAATGCCTTCCTTTGGTGGTACATCATCATCGGGTTGTTCACCTCAGCAGGCACGCTGCCGGCCGCTACTGGCAGTGAGCTTTCGCTTGGTTGTGCTGCAGGATGGGTGTTGATACGTACAGGGATTAAGCGGCGCGACATTCAATGGATGGCGCTACAGAAGAAGGGGCGCGACTGTGAGCGAAGCTGAGACTATCAAGGTGCTCATGACAACCGGCGGCGGGGCGGGTGGCCTGATCGCGATACTGCTGATTTTGCGCAGGCTATGGTCTGAATTTTCAGCTACACGGGTCTCCACCATTCAAGACGGGGCTCAGGTCAGTGTAATCGAAACCCTACGCCTTGAGGTTGAGCGTCTGTCGCAGGCCCAGCAGCGCCTGGAGCAGCGCCACAAGGACGATATCGAATCCATTAAGCGAGAGCATGCCTCAGAGCGCGAAGAGCTGATGAAGCGAATCCACGGCCTCGAGACGCGCATTGCCGATCTGCAGGACCGGCACCACGGCGTCAAGAAAGAGGCGTTGGAGGCATATATGCTGCTGGGTGAGGGGGTTGGCAGCCCGGGCGTTGTTGAAGAGCTCAAGCAGCGACTAATGGCGATCATTCTGAGTGTTGACGAAGAGGTGAAGGCGTAATGGATGCAATATCTGCGATTCTTTCGATCGGTGATGCGGCAATTAAGCGCATCTGGCCGGATCCTGCCCAGCAGGCCGAAGAACAGCGCAAGCTGGCCGAACTGGCACAGAAGGGCAGCCTTGCCGAGCTGCAGGCGCACGTACAGCTAATGCTGGCCCAGGTTGAGGTCAACAAGGCTGAGGCTCAGCACAAGAGCCTGTTTGTGGCTGGGTGGCGTCCAATGGTCGGGTGGGTAGCGGCTATCTCGCTGGCGATGGCGTACATGCCAAAGGCATTGCTACTGACTGCCATGTGGGCGTGGAATTGCTATATCGTCCTGGGTGCAGGAATGCCTGCAGAGGGTGATCTGATGCTGCCGGAGTTCCCTGACCTTGGATTGACCGATCTGATCGGCTTACTGGGTGCCATGCTTGGCATTGGTGCGATGCGTTCGATCGACAAGCGGGCGGGGGTGAGTACAGAGGTGCTCAAGCCGAGGTGATATGGCAATCAGAGATAGGCGCTACGGCGCCTTTTTTTATGCGAAAAAAAACGCGCCACCTAGGGGAAGAGCGGCGCGTCATTTAAGGGTCTTTTTGACACACGTTTGACACACGTAATATCTTATATTTTCAACCCTTTGTTTTTAAAGGTGAAATTCACCCTTTTCAGAACTGGTTCATGGTGTTCATGGGACGACCTGAAAATAACGTTTTTGCTTGTTTTTCAATAAATTAGGCTATGTCTTTCCGTACAGTAGTCGGCCATGATAGGACATAATGTGCCAAATTTTGACACACGTTTGACACACGGCTATTCAGCCTGCGCCGCACGCTCACGGGCCTCCTCGAGCGCTTTGGTAAAGTCGTAGTCCTGATGCTTGCCTGCTGCCAGGCGCACCGCCTTGGCGTAGTGCCGCTCGAGCATGGCAAGGCTCGAATGGCCTGCCTGCTGGGCTACCCACGTAAGCGGCTTGCCTGCCGCAATCATCAATGAGCAAAACGTGTGTCGGGTCTGCTTCGGTGACCGGTTAGTGTGCCGGATGCCCGCTCTCTTCAGCCCGCTGGTCCACAAACTTCGAAGGTGGGTCCGGGCCATCCAGTCGTAACGGTTGCCTCGGGTTTTGTTCTTTGGCCTGAATATCAGGCCGCCTGCGAGCTGGCTGTATTGGCGCTGGTCCTGCAGGGCCTCCCAGGCCGGTGGCAGCAACTCCACAATGCGCTCTTCGCCGGTCTTTGTGGTTTTCAGGTACTCCTCGTTATTGGCAAAGCCTACGGCTCTCGATACGGTTATCGTCCGGTTGTTCCAGTCTATGTCGCCCCATTCAACCACCGGGCCCTCCTGCAGGCGCAGTCCGGTGAACAGCATAAACTGGTAGTAGTTGCGCACCTGGGGATCGGTGAATGCCTGCAGCAGCAGGTGTATCTCCTCTTCACCCAACGGATCGATGCGCTCTTTCCGCTGGCGAGTGGTGGCTTGGCCGAGATATTCGGCCAGCCGTATGTGTTGGTAGGGGTGTTTGTCGATAGTGCCTTCGGCCAAAGCCTCGCGCACAATGGGATTGAGCAGGCTCATGATGAGCTGGCCATGCGTCAGGCCAAACTCAGCTTTTTCGAGCCATGCCTTGATATGACGACCGGTTAGTTCCGGCAGGGTGAGGTGGCCAAAGTTCGGCTTGATATGCTTTTCAAACATCTTCAAGCGTTCGCCATAGGTGGACTCTTCCCAGCCCTGTGAGCCGGACAGTCTCAGCTTGCGGTCCATGCGGTCTTTGACCAGTTCCGCAATGGTTCGCTCTATGATGCGTGCATCTTGAGTCTTGGGCGCGAAATGACGATCAGGGTCATACATGCCCATTTCGATCTCAAGCCGAATCTGGCTGATCTTCTGGTTTGCGGCCCGTATGTTGGCCGGGGTAGGCGGGACGTTCAGGGAGTGGCGGTAGCGCTTGCGCCTGAAGGTGTATTGAATTTGCAGGGCTTCTTTGCCCGATGGCGTTTTGCGTATGCTTACGCCGCGTTCCGGCGTCTCCGTGGTTTTTTGCCTTCTACCCATGCTGACATTGCCTTCAAATTGACCCATACCCGGTTGCGATTATCGTAACGATAGTGCAACTCTTCAAGAAGTTCGCCTTCTTCGATGAGTCTGTTCCAGGTTCGGCGGCTTTCGCCGGTCTGCGCAAGGTACTGGGGAAGTCTGATCCAGTCCATATCAATCCTCATCATCCATAGCGGCCCGAGCCAGTAGCCAGGCCGTGAATATCATTGTCACGAATAGCGCCAGGAACAGCTTGATCACTGACGCCTCCGGTTCATATCACGCGACACTGCCCGCCAGTCCCAGTAGGTTGAGGGTACTGGCTGCGGCTCATGTGTCTGAGTGACTGATTCAACCCGTCCCCAGTGCAGCTGGCGTTCTATTTCTCTCATGTCCGGGTCATCAATCGTGATCAGACCGGGACCATAAAGCACTGCATCGGCTTGTGCGGCAATTGGTGATGTCATTGCCTCGGCGCATGCCAGGGCGAGTTTTGATTTCTTCATGCTTTACCTTTTAATTCTGTTATCGGGTATGCCTCATAATTGCGGTGTCATATTTCCTCGAAACGGCCATCTTCCATTTCCGACTGGCATCGAATCCACACCTGTCCGTCAGCAATAGATTCATATTCGTAGAAAGCCTCGCCGTTGTGCTCCAGCTTTCGATAATCAGGAATGCGACGGATGCGGTATATTCCGCCGTTGATGTGTTTGACCTTCTGTAATTCTTCAAACTGCGCCATCACTCACCTCAATCTTATGCTCACAATCCCGCACAGCCATGCTGATCGGGATGCCTTTGTAATGTGGGATGCCTGCTTCTTAATCGCCCAGCATCCACGCCCGGTACCGCTCACAACTCATGCGTTCCGGGCACCACTCGCCGTCCGGGTCAAAGTCGTACCGGCCCGAGCACCGGGATACGTCAAGAGGTAGGGTCATCGGCTATCTCCCTGACGCATCGACTTCAGCTTGTCTGCCAGCGCCTTGAAGTGAATGGCGTCCTGACTATCCCCATACCGCAACTCTTCAAGTAGGCACCAAAGCCTTCGTGTTGAGATTGTTTTTTGCTGCTCACAAATCTGGTATAGGTCGGCAAGCCTGTCGCCTCGAGCGCGGCTTGCAGCCTTTGCGATGGTTGCGCTGTAGTCGAACGGATCGTTCATTCCTAACCCCTCGCTGCCTTCCATCCGGAATCGCTGCTATTTTTTGTCAGCTGACGCTGCTCGTACTCTTCACGCCCAATCCCGAAGTACGGACACTCTGGGTTACCGAATTCGCCGCAGTCGTCTACGTTGCTTGGGGCGACCCCGCACATCTGGCATACCTGCACTTTGACTGGTTTCCCGTCACCGAGGTCACGCCATTTGAACTCTGGTGGATCAGCTTGCTGGCCGAGATGCCCATGGTAATTGCAGTGGGCGCAACCGAAACCGCCGCACTGGTAACACACTTCATGCGTCATTGTCTTCACCCCTCGCAGCTCTCCATCCTGCTTCACTGCCTTCAATCCATGCCGCCTTGGCCATCTCATGCGCGGCCCGTAACGCCTCGGTCATCTGTTTGACGTGCTCCACCAGTGAAGGGAAGTCGCCGTCATGCTCGGCGGCAATGCGTACCTGACTCAGGTATGTCATGGCCTGGCGTTCATCCAGACGGGCGCGTTTGCATTCTGCATTTGCCCACTGGAGCTGGTTATTCAGGCTTTTGACTTCGGCGGTCAACCGCTTGATCTCGCTGTCGGCCCAGACGATTGCCTCAGCTGATGCCAGCGGGCAATCACCGCTCAGGTTGTCAATGGCCTCGTTAACCTCTTCGGCCCATATCTCTGCAGGCTTAGTCACGACTTCACCTCCTTAACCTGATGGCGGAGCTGGTCGATACGGTCATCCATCAAATCAACAGCGAATTCGATACCTGGCCCCCTATGCCTGTGCGATTTCTTAGCAAACTCCAAAAGTTTATTCTTCAGCCGCTCAATCACATCGGCATCGTGCTGAATCAGCCAGTCTTCAGAGACAAAACAATCTTCCTCCAAAGCATCTTTCAGCTTATTGACCATTCTGCGCAACTCGTCATTCAGTTGATCGCGCTCTCGCTTCATATCCCCATGATACTCCCAAGCCGTCTTTACCGCTTTTCGCTCGCGTTCCAGTTCCTCATATAACCGGTTTGCTAAATACCACGGCGTCCAATAACCGTCTTTATACGGTACTGATGTCGGCTGATTATGACCATTCCATCGCAGAATGTAGCGAGGCAGCTCTTCCGGCCAGTCTTCACCGGGCATCGGTGGAATTTCGGGTTTCAGGCCGCGCAGGTTTGTGACTTCAATCTGCAAGTGTGCGATCTCGCGTTGCAACCGCTCCACCTCGGCCTGCAACCTTTTCCGCTCATCATCGATCTGCCGGTACATATCGGCGTTGTACCGGTTGGCGAACAGCAGGCGGCTGTTCTCATCCTGCTGCCGTTTCAGTTCGGCCTGCAGCGGTGCCATAAGCGCCGCCGCAAACTCATACACATACGGGTTCAGGTCTTCGGTGCCGTCCGGCTGGGGTTTCAGCTTGAAGCCGTTGGCCAGGGCTAGTTCTTTGATCTGTTCACGATGCATCGGCTTGCTCCTTAATGTCTTGTTGAATGGGCTGTAATTCGTAGTTGCAGATATATGACCACTCGTCAGCCCAGTACCGCCCATCGCTACCGTTACCGTCTTCATCGACGAGATCGGGGCGCTCTACACGGTCAACCTGCGCTGTACGGTGCGCGGCCTTACCCACAAAAACATCAGAAACTTCTTCAGCCCAGCAGTCGTTGAGAAAGCCGTGAATGATCCTGTCGCCAGCCTCCAGCGCCTCTGCTTCGGTGCTGTAAAATTCGAAACCACCGTCTGGACAGTAGGCAAACCACTGTGCTGCTTGCGACGCTCCAGATCGGGGTCTTGTTATGTTAGGCCTAGGTTCCACACCTGCTGACAGCCGAGCACGCAACCGCTCCACCTCGTCCCACAGTTCCTCCGCGTACTCACACACCCGGTTCAGCTCATCGCTTTCAGCCCTGTCGAAATCGCTGGGCCACACAAATTCATTCATCGGTCGATCCTCTCAAATCCGGTGCATTTCACGATCACCAACTGCTCGTCAGTGCTGTCTTTGGCTACCAACGGCTGCATGTTTTCAAAGTCCCGCCATGAACAGTCGCTGTCACGGTGCTTGCAGGCGGCGCAGCGGCCGCCTTTTGGGTAATGGGTTGTCTGGGTCATTAATCCCACTCCACCGCATAGGTCAATGCATCAGAACGAAACTGGTCAGCAACGATAGGCGAAACCGCATTGAGCAGGTCGCGGTATGTGTAATCTACACCTGGAGTCGCGCCTGCAGCTAAGAGGGCGTTTTCTACATTTGCCATCATCGCAAGCGTGAAATCGTCTATGGTTGAGTTGTCGATATTACAATAGGCGTTAATCAATCTTTCACGCATCATGCCACCCCTCGGACGGTTTCAGTCACGCCAAACTCGGTGCGCAGCTCATGCTTGATCTGGTCGATCTCACGCCTGAATGCCTGCTCAATACCGGCGCGGGCCAGTATCAAGGATTCATCCGTAATACGCTTGGCTGTGCCATCATCAAAGCGCATAACGATATCGGTCAGGCCGCCATGCCCAAGACTGGTAACGCTCAGCTGTAGATTGCAGACCCGGTTCCAAAGACGGGCTGCTTGCTCAAGTTGTTCTGGTGTCATTATTCTGCTCCTTGTTTCGCCGCCGCGTGTCGCGTGCCCGGTAGCCGTAATCCGAGATAACCCTCTGGTATATGGTGGGCATCCGGACCTTCATCTGCTTTGTGAGGGTGTTGCGGCTAACACCCAGGCGGGCGGCTATCTGAGTGATGCCGTACCCTCTGGTAACGAGGCCAGCAATTGCGGCTTTGGGAATGGGAGTGTATCGACGATTGCAGGTGGATTTCTTGGGGAGTCCGAGGCGTCTGGCATGGTCGCGAATGGTGCGGGCTTTGAACCCTATCTGCTCCTCGATCTCTGGTATCGAAAGGTCCGGCCAAAGCCTTACCAATTCACGATCATGCCGGGTCGTCCACTTCACTCCACCCCCATCAACTGCAGTTTCCGCGTCAGGGTGTCGCGGGCTTCTTTGATCTCGGTTGCCATATCCTTGCCACCGGTGCGCACACCACACAGCAACAGCTTTTTACTGGCGTGGTGGATGCAGCCGGACGGGTCATCGATCTGGAATCGGTCGTGAACCAGGTACACATCAGCCTCATCAACACCGGTGAAGTCCTTGTAATACTTCGGGTACAGCTCGGCCATTCTGGTCTTTTTGCCAGCGTCGGCAATATGATCGGCCTTTTCGGTGGTGTCACCGGAATGGTCCAGCTCAATCAGCCCTTCACGGCTCGAAAGCGGCGCATAAAACTGCCATCCTGCCCCCTCAGTCCATACCTGATCTGGCGGTTCCGTTCCGCTCATACGCAAGTATCGATTTGATTCCGGGCAGTAGAACTGCGCTCCTTCCGGCGGCAACGGAACCATGTTTCTGATCACGTATTCTGCCGGCCTTACGGTGCGCCTCCAGCTGGTCGCGCCAGTGGGCCAGGACCACCACTCGCCGTCGTGCGCCACTTTGTACCAGCCCGGCACGCCAGCTCTCCAGTATTGAGCCGTTGCCGGTCGCTGGTCGACTGGCTCGGCGCGGGTGTCGACATGCTGCTGCTCGTCACCCACGTCTTCGAGGTAGTGGTCACCAGTGGCTTGCTGATCAATGCGGCTCATTTTCTTGCCCACTGCAGTATCTCCTCTTCATTCAAGCGATTGCCCTGCATATCCCGCCAGTCAGGGTTGGTGCGGTGCGAGGCGTCCACCAGTGGCCGGATGCCATCGACCACGCGACCATCGACCAACTCAATAACAAGGCGCAGGCCGCGCTCTGGCAGATCTGCAGCAGGGTTCCATTTGATCTCAGATGTCACAGACTCAGCTCCGATAGTTCGCGGTGGTATTGGGCAAAGGGCACGGTATCGAGCACGCCCTTGATTTCGTTGACTGCCGTCAGCAGCGTGGTGTCTGGCACCGCCGCCAAGCGCGACAGCAGGAAGATGTACTCAGGGTCTGCCGTGGTGGCCTTGAACTTAACGTCAGACCGGAGCACGCGGCGAATGGTCGCGCGCTTGTGGTCATCAATGGCGATGCGCTTGCGGATCCGCTGCGATTCAGTCGTGGTGTAAGCGACCATATCCGGGTCAGAAAGCATCTCCAATCCGGCAATGGTCAGGGCATCGCACACCGTTGCAACCAGTTGGTGATTCACGTCACCCGGGCGAATGCGTCCGAAGTTCATTGGTTACTCCTTCACAAAAACGCCGTCGACCATCTTGCCCTTGCGGTCTTTGATCACCTGATAGGCTGATTCCAGGCACTCTCCCAGCGTCCAGCCGTGCATATGCGCCTGCAGAATCAGAGTCACGGCAATGTCGCCAATGGCGTCCTTGGTTTCGGCGTCGTCCCCCATCATCAAGGCAAGTGTCAGCTCGTTCACTTCCTCAAGTGTTTTACCGTGCTGACTGACCGGCGTTGCCGTTTCAAAGATATTGCGTTCACAGGCCCATTTGATAACGTCTTTCTCTCTGGCTACTGCCTGCATTCCGTTCTCCTCGGTGGTGATCAACCACGCTTTGATATCGCTCAGGTAAAAAGAAACCGGGATATGCCCGGCTGAGTTGATCTCGCTGATAGCGTTGTCACGCTCCCAGTGATTTCTGGCTATGGTTTGCATCGGTATTCCTTGCCGTTATGCGGCGATTTCGGTCTGCTTGGGCTCTTCGTCACGCTCTTTGCGCGCATTGATATCGAACCGGGCACTTTTCGGCACGTTGAACACCACGCCATCATCGGTCAGCTGCACACTGCTGCAGGCTGCTGAGACCGGAACGCTGGGCATGCCTTCGAGGTAGCGCACCTGGATCTTCAAGTTGCCGCCACCACCCGAGCGAGCCAGCTTCCAGCCGCCGTCATGGACGCGCTTGAGCATCATCTTGCGCGACTCCCGATCAATCAGGATATCCACGCGGTCGCCCATGATCAGGCGCGCCTGCTTGGCAACCTCGGCGCTGATATCAAGGCGCAGGGTGTAACGCACTTCGTCACCGGGCTGTTTGGGGTTCTGGCGATCGGTTGCCAGCGTGATGCCGCCGGTGTTGCGGTTGCGCGTTACCTGGCCGGCACGGGTGATCAGGGTATTCAGTGATTCAAAAGCCATGTATTCGGGTTCCTTGATAGGGTTTTCAGAAGGGTTGATTAGGCCGCTACGCCGTCTGTTTCCTGTTCGAGTGCGAAGTTATCGCCGCCCATAATCTCGATCAGCTCGGTGCTGAGCTGGTGAAGATCTTTGCCCCACAACCAGACAGCGGATTCGAGATAGGCCTGGGCATCTTCAGGCGCCTCTGCATCGATGGATTCGCGGTACTCATCACAAAGGCGAATGCGGTGCAGGGTCAGATCTGAATGCAGCACAAAGCTGAGGCGCTGGTTCCACTCCAGTGCCAGGCGCTTAACGACATAGCCGCCTTCAATATGCGCGGTGATCTCGTCACTGAGCAGATCCTGGCCCTTGGCCACGATCTGGCCGCCTTTGGTCACCGGGTCGCGCAGCTCGCATTCATCCTCAAGCAGCCAGCCCTGCGGCATGGATTCGCCATTGAGCCAGCTGGTCATCACCTTATCGGGCGATATCGCTGTTTGAGGCAGTCGAACCGACAGTGTGCCCAGCGCATGACGCAGGTTATTCAACAGGTCTTCCGCGCGTTTGTGGCTGGATGCATCGACATGGATCAGGCCCTGCTCCGGGCAAATGAGGGCATAGGTGACACGGCTTTTCAGAAAGGCCTGGGGCAGCAGGTCGAAAATAACTTCATCCTTGAGCTGCAGCTTTTCCTTGCGGTAGACCTTGCGATTCTGTTCGGCTTCGATCAGCTCAACCTTGGCCTGCAGCTGGTCGCGTACAACCGCCGGAGGCAGCATGCGCTCTTCCTACTTCAGGGCGATCAATAGGATGCCGTGGCAATCGGCCACCATGCCTTCGATGAAGCTGGCAGGCGCTGTCCAGCCGCTGCTGGACAGTTCCTGTGAGCCAGGGGACTTAAAGGGCTCACTCTCAAGCGCAGCGTTCAGCGTTGCTGCATCCGGCAGGTTGGCGGCCTGATAGGTAATGACGTTTTTCAGCTGGAACATGGCGTTCTCCAATAAAATGCCCGGTCAGTGCCGGGCATGGATTAAAGCGGGGAGTTGATTACACGCACATGGTGCGCATGTACGGCGCGAAGGGAATGTCGTCATCGAAGTCCGGCATACCACCGCCGGGCGCCTGTTGCTGTTGCGGCGCTTGGCGCTGCTGTTGTTGGCGCTGTGGAGCCTGTTGCTGATTCGGCGCTCCACTATCACCCCGGCTATCCAGCATTTGCAATTCGCTGGCCACGATCTCCGTGGTGTAGCGGTCATTGCCGCTCTGATCCTGCCATTTGCGCGTCCGTAGCGAGCCTTCGACGTACACTTTGGAGCCTTTAGCCAGGTACTGACCCGCAATCTCCGCCAGGCGGTTGAAGAAGATCACGCGATGCCACTCAGTCCGCTCCTGTTGCTGGCCGGTGTTCTTGTCTTTCCAGCTTTCAGAGGTTGCCAGCGTGATATTGGTTACGGCATTGCCGTTTGGCATTGCGCGCTGCTCGGGGTCGCCCCCCAAATTCCCGATCAGGATTACGCGGTTAACTCCACGTGCCATCAGTTTGGCTCCCCGTTGATGCGATCCACCAGCATGGCGCTGGGCTTGAATTTCGCAATGCGGCGCGCATCGACGGTCATTTTCTCACCGGTGCGCGGGTTGCGGCCTTCGCGAGCTTCGCGTTCGCGTACCGAAAAGGTGCCAAAGCCCTTCAGGCTCATCGACTCACCACTGACCAGCGTTTCCTCAATGGCGCAGAGCAGGGCATCGAGTGCCCGGCCTGCTGCTGATTTGGTGATATCGGCTTCGGCGGCGATCTTGGCAATCAGCTGTGCTTTATTCATGGCTCAATCCTTACGATAAACAGTGGCGTTAAAGACGATGGCGATCAGTCCGGCGGGCTGCCAGATGCCGATCGGTGTCAGGGGCGCCTCTTCCGAGGTTTCGATGGCGGCCTGCTCGACCTGTGCAGCGGTGGCTTTCACCACCTTGGCTGCAGCCGGGTCGGACAGGGCGCCAAAGGCAAAGGTTTCTTCAGCTGCAGTCTCTTCAGTCGCAGGTGTCTGCACCGTCGATTCAGGCTCATGGGCTTGGCGGACGGGCTCGGGTTCAGGCGTTACCACTTCAACTGCAGCCCTGCGCTGGGCCTCTTCTTCGGCGCGGCGCTGTTCGGCTGCCATGCGCTGACGGGTACGCTCTTCGGCGATACGTTCACGCTCCCGTTCAGAGTCGAGCAGGGCGCTCAGGCGCTGGTCATACTCATCATCCGGCGCAAACAGGAATGTCTCGACGTGCGCGCGGGACAGCGGCGCGGCCAGGCCAGCCTTGTATGACTGGTTCTCCAGATGAAGCAGGCGCATTTCAGTCTGCTGCTGCAGCTGCTTGTCGGCCTGCACCCGGCTGTTCAGCTCGTTGGACAGGGCAGCGCTCAGCTTGCCGGTTTTGGTCAATCCGGTCAGTTTCACCAGGTCATCGACAATCGACTGCCGGAACTCATCAGCAACACCTAGCGCCTCCCATGCCGCCGCGCGCTCATCAACCAGCACGCGCAATACTTGTGCTCGGGTTTCGTCCTCGAACACTTTGACCTGATCGAGTACGCGCTGCCGGCCGTCTTTGCACATCTGCTCAAGGGATTTGGCCTTGTCATCAAAGTCCTTGATCGGCGCGCTGACTTCGGCAACCGCTTCTTTGCGACGCTTGCTGATTTCGGCAGCCAGTTTGTTCAGCTCAGTGGCCAGCTTCTTACTGCCGGCCAGTGTTTCTGCAGTCACAACAATGTCGTACTGCTGCAGTTCTTGCTCCAGCCAAGCGCGTGTCTCTTCATAGTTGAAGGCGATGGCGGCGGGGGTGGCGCTGATCGAAATCAGCGCAGTGTCGTGTATCGGGGCATTCATGCGGGGCTATCTCCTTTGATGATGCGCTGTTTCATGTGGAAGGCCTGGCGAACAGTGTCCAGATTGACCTCAGGATGCTCTTCTGCAAACTCCTTGATGTCCTGTCCCCAGTGGCCCAGCTCTTCGGCGCTGGTGCATTCCTTGATGCCGTCGATCATGGTCTGCAGCGCGCTGGTGAAGTCGCGGGCGGGTGGCGGTTCATCAAAGTTCGGCATGGCCTGGGGCGCATCACGCGGCGCCGGTTCGGCATCGATGGGTTCGCGGGTTTTCTTCATGCGATTCTTGAGCGAGCTGGCCTGAGTGGCGCCGGCTGCCGGGTTGATCTCACGCTCCGGCGGGATACGATCATGCAGCTCGTCCGGCGTGTAGACGCCCAGAATCACATCAGGGCAGTACATGCGTGCCCAGTATTTCACCGCCAGGTATGCGGCCTGCTGCTTGGGGTTTGTTTTCCACAACGGGCTGTTGCGCGTAGTGATCGTATGCAGGTACACCGGCTCACCCCAAGTGATCTCGTTTTCACCTGCAAGGATCGCCCCGGTACGCACCCAGGCATCCTTCTTGGACTCATTGAGCCAGTCGCCGCCGTACTCATACTTGAAGCGGCCCTGAATTGCCCGGGAGGAGCTGATTACCGCATTGACCAGTTGGGCCTCATAACCCAGAGTGCCGTTGACCAGGTGCGTCTTCTGCGCCACGGCGAAGGGGTTCATGCCCCACTGCGCGGCCTGCATGGTCACCGCCATGCAATCGCCCATGCTGCCCTGCAGATGCTTGGGCACAGTGGAACGGCCGGTGGCCATGACTTCGGCAAACTTCTGGATCTGCCCCATGATCTGGGGCGACATCAGCATATTGGCCGTGTGCGTGGCGTAAGGGGCCTGCATGTCCGGCTGGTGTTCGGCAACAGCGCGCTGCTGGTAGGCCTGCATGGTGTTCTCGTTCATGACATTCTCCGTTCGTGTGTCCGTGGTTTGCCGTGGTTTGGGTGGTATCCAAGCTCCAGTTCAGCCGAGCGCCGAGCTGCAATCGCATCAGCCTTGTTGGCGAACTGGCCAAGTGTTTTTTTCTTTCCATTACATCCACCTATGTGCGCCTCCCACAGCCCTCGGCCTTTTACAAAGGACACGCCGGTAAAACCCGAGGTGTTGCTGGATCTCATTCTCTGGTTTCTAAGGTTTGCCTTATGAGAAACCAGGCGAAGGTTGCTGATCCTGTTGTTGAGGCCATTCCCATCGATGTGGTCGATAGAAAGTGACTCATCGATGTGCCCATGCACCATAATCCATATGAGGCGGTGCGCTCTGTACGGGGTGCCTTTGTGGTTTATGAGCCTGTAGCCAGAAACAATTGCTCCAGCCTCCTTTCCGGCTAGCTTTGAATTCATCGTCTTAAACGACCTCAAATCAGGAAAGTGGTGGCGCGGTCGTGTTTTCCAGATCAAAACACCAGTGTCCGGATCGTAGGAAAACATCTCATTTAGGTACTCTTGAGATAGCTGTTGCATTTCACTCTCCTTAAATCGCCCGGACGGGCTTCTCGAGGATGGGAACGTGCACCCAGTCATCCTCGGTACGGCATCGGTGGTAAATCTCAAGGCAGCGCCTGAACTCCTCTTCACCCTTGGTCTTCATATCCGCATTGAGCTCGTAGACCATGACTGGATAGCGGCCGCAGTTGGCGGTTGTGCTAACGGCCAGAAACCAGAAAGAGGGCCGCACGCCAAAATGGGATTCATAGCCAGCTGAGTACATCGCGTCTTGAACGAAGTAGCGGAAGTCAACGGCATGCCAATAGAATCGATCAAGTCCGGCCACCGCTTTCACATCCACAATAATGTGATGTTCGGTTAGGATGCGGTCGGGTCGAACCCGGCAGAGTTCGCCGGTCTGCTCATCGGTCCAGTAGATCGAGGCCTCATTGACGCCCTGTTGCTCGAAGATCCAGCGTGCCGTGGGGTGGGCCTGCACACTGTCGGCCATGATCATCAGCTTCTGGTGATCCTCGGCGGACATAATCAGCTTGTCGCCGTGTTCGGCCTCAAACTCAGCCTTGGCAGCCTTGCCGTCATTGGTTCGCAGGTTGAACACTGGCGCGACCACGAACTGGTTGTCGAATTCGTGCGGCTCCAGCAGCAGGGTGTGCAGCGCGGTACCGAAGTCCAACGCTTTCAGCTTCTCCTCATGCACCGGCGCCTCACGCGACCAGGGCAGCGAAGAGGGGCAGTGCGCCACCAGATCCAGACCGCTCTTGCTGATGCCGGGGCCAGAGTGGTACTCAGCATTGCTCAGGTGTGTGTAGAAGCCGGGCGCACCGCCAAAGCGCTTGGCCTGGGCAGAAAAAACCGGCTCAGTGGCCGGCGCGTTGATCAGATCGAAGGGGTTGACGGGGGCATTCATTCAGCGGGCCTCCTGCTTGCGGCGCACCCAGATCAGCTTTTTGCCGTGGTGCGACAGGGTTTTGATCACCTGGCGCTGAGTCATGCGCGGGTGAATGAAGATCGCCGAAGATGGCGTTGAAGCTGCGTTCAAAGTGGTCATTATTCAGCATCCGTGTTGGCCTCAGGCTGCGTCGTCGCAGGCGTCTTCGGCGTTGATCTGTGCGTCATACTCAATTGACGCTTCTGCAATCCGCTGTATGGCCTCGGCCATCAGTCGTTCGTCCAGCTCAGCCGCCTCTCGACCCAGCTGCTCAAGCGCTTCCGGATCGGTGGCCTCATCGATGCGGTCACACATCTCAAGCATTTCAGGGTGGTCCATGACCTCGATGCGGGCATGAAGCAGTGTCAGGTACTGTCCGTGGGCCCACAGGCCTTTATGCTGGTGGAAGGCATCGATTTTTGAGCTCAGGAGCTGCTCTAGCGCCGCCTCACGCTCAATAGCGCCCATGTACTGGGCAAATGCAAAGTCACGTAGGGCGTTGTAATAATGCTGCTCGGTGTTCATGCGCACTGTCCTTGCGTTTTGCTTGCGGACCGTAAGGCAGGGAGGAAGTCGGTCAGCGAATACGGAACCGGCGATTCCGCGATTTCAAAGGCTGCTGCCAATGCCTCGTCAAATGCATCCTCAGGGGCGGCCAAAACGGCTGTTATTGCCTGGCGCAGTCGGTGGTTTTCTTCAGCAACTCGCTTGAGTGTATCCATTGAGCGGTTCAGCAGTTCGGTATCAGTTAGTAAGCGTCCTGCTGCTGCCGGGTTTGGCACAAATTCGACAATTATTGTTTCTGGATTCTGGTTCATAGCTCCTCCAGCAGCGGCCTTATGGCGGTGCGTACACATTGGCCGCGATACATCGCGTGGATTGCAGTGCCGGCCACAGCTACACACCAGCCGGCGAAGAAGAGGGCACAAATGCCGAAGCAAAAGGCCAGTAGGTAAAGCGCTTCCATTGCGGTTCTCCTGTTTCGATTCCGGTAACGCCCTGTTGCCAAGGCGCTACGAGAATTTTCAGGTGTTGCAGGTCTTGCGTATCGATTACACGCCATCGAAGGAGGCGATTGCTTATCAACCCTTGTGCTGTACTCAGTGCATCAGCCCGTTCTGAGGGCTATCTGTGAAGGGAGCATTCGGGGAGCGCTGCCGTGCAGCGGGTGGGTCAGATCCACCATGGAGGGAAAGTTTCTTGCTCGCGCTGTGCCCGTTACCGGGGATTCCCTCGCGAGGTTCGGAATTTTTAAAGAGCGGTGCAGATATGTGTCTGCTGTTGTTCAATCTTACTGAACTAAGTTTAAGAAAGTTAAACGCCAACGGTCAAGTGATTTGTTTAAAAAAAATAAACTTTGGTTGCGATTTCCTTCTGGGTGATGGATTCACCAAATATTCGGTTTTGCGTGGTATAAGTGAAGATCCCGCCCCGGCGGGGTCGGTGTATCCTGATTAACAAGAGGCTTCATGGATGACTTCAGATATCGCACAAGAAATCTTCAACGCTGAGACGCTGTTGAGGCAGATAAATGACATTGAACAGCTATGCTCGAAACGAGGTATTGCCTGCATGCATGGCAGTGTCGAGCATGGCAGCGCAAGCGTGGTGACGACCGAGGCTGCACATGAATGGCTTGCTGACAGAGTAGAAAGACTGTGCGCCCAAGGCATAAGTATAAAGGCGGTCATCCTTGCTACTGATCTAGCTGCAAGGGAGTTCAAGCAGACTGTTTTCTGGAACAACAAAGGAGATGAGGCTTTGCGCTTACTGGTTGGTACCGATCGGCCCGTAGACCGTGCACGCAAAATGCATCAGGCGCTGGCTGGGAAGCCTGTTGCTTTAAGCGTGATTTTGATCGCAGATGGTTTGCATATCATTATGCGGCAAGCAACGATTCAGCAGCTGATCTTCGCAGAGTGCGAAGCTGAAGAGACGGGTGTCGCATACCAGCATCCCTTGGATGATGATGATGATGATTGGGATGAAGAGCTGCCAGGCATCAGCGAAGAGCGCGCTTCAGAGCTTGCGGGTAAGCTGGCTAGAGAGCCAGGCTTTGGATTAGCGCGAAACAGAGACCAGAGAAGGCACTTTGCTGAAAAGCACTTAGCGACAGAGAGTGACTTTGATGAAGTTACCCAGTTGGAGATATACTCGATAGGGGACAAAGCCAAGGTGATTTTCGATATGGAGGTGCTGCCAAAGCTTGTTTGCGAGCTCGCAGATCAGGGAGTGTCGAACAAGGATATAGCTACCAAAGCATGCTGTAGTGCAAACAAGGTTAAGTCTATTCTTTCTCAAAGAAGCGGGTGCTAATGGATGCAGATTAGCAGCGCGATCGACCGATTGTAACAGTCGCCCCTACCCTTGCCGGCTGGGTCTTTTGACCTTGCTGGCAGGCTTCATAGCTTAATCTTTGCTTCTTTTACGACACCGACAATACGGCAATTGCCATTAATTTCTATAGTTCGGTAGTTGGGATTAAGCGGCTTTAAGTAACGCTGACCAGCATCAAGGACCAGTTTCTTGAATGTTACTTCGTGCGAGTCCGTAAGCTTAGCGATGACTAAGCTGCCATTGTCTGCCGCGGCTGATGGGTCAACTAGAATCATATGTCCTTCAGGAATGCTGATTCCACTTGGCGACGTCATACTGTCACCGACGACACGCAACCAGAAAGACTGATTGCTTACATTGGAGTCAGAAGCCTCCCACTGGTCTGCATGGCCAGGCTGAAACATATCAATAGCCTCCGACCATTCACCAGCCTGCACCCAGCTTATCACAGGAAACTTGCGCGGCTCCTTGAAGTAGGTTGGTGCAACATTGCTGACTTCTGCTGCTGATGCTGGGTCGAAACCGTAACGAAGATACAAAGGCGTGGTTTTCAGTATTCTTGAAAGCTGCTCAAGGCTTTCCTCGCTGATACCTTTGTTTTTTTTCGTTAAGCCAGTTGCTGATAGTGCCCTTTGAGACGCCAAGTCGCACCACAAGATCCTTTTGCTCCAGACCCCGCTCAGCCATCTTCTGTCTGATTCGATCGATCATATTCATGGTTAAGGATTCTAAACCTTCCAAGTCCATAAATCCTTGACTGTTATGTTTAGTCTTTTTAAACTCGGTTCATAATTTTTGGAGGACGTGGCGGATGACATTTGCTCAAGCGCTGAAATTTTACAAAACCCAGAAGGCAATAGCGGAAGCTCTTTGCTTGAGCAATGCCCGCGTCTCTCAGTGCAAGAGTGAAGGTGGTTTTTCATATCCGCTCCAGTGCGTTCTTGAGAAAGACTCCGGCGGGGCCTTGGTTGCAAAACGCAAGGATGAGCCGAATCAAAAATACAAAGCCGCCTAACCCCCAATAAGGATGCTCACCATGTCTGACAAGTTGCTCATGCAGATCAACGTTCATGTTACCCCCGAAGTGCGCGCCATCGTTGATGGACTGGCTGAGCTCAAAGGCCTGTCAGCTGCAGGGTATGTTCGCGGCCTTATCGAAAAAGATATCGCCACCGAAGAGGAGCAATTTCAGCTTAGACAGCACATTTTCGGCGCGCCAAAGAATCAGGGTTAATCAGAGTACAGGCTGTACTCAGCAATTGCGGTAGGGGGAAAGCGCGGGTGTTCGCCATGCCTGCAGTGTTAGCGAGCGGATACATTTGCCGCTGAAGTCGCGCACAAGCAGGTGAATAAGCATCAAGCCGGGTGAAATGCGACCTTCTGACTGGTGATCCTCTCACCAGGGGCGACAAGAGAGGACAACGCAAAGCGGTCTGAACACCCTGAATCATCGCCGGGGCGTTAGAAACGACAGACCGCTTTCCGTTGCAGCAGTAAGCGCAACAGATCCCCATGCCTCTGCAGAGCAAGCACAAATCGAGGGTGATAACGGCGCATGGCCTGAGGGCCACCAGAAGCGCCCCGGATGGCGTAACCGGGACTTTGAAGGACCTGTAGCTTATGGCAAAGCGAGGCAGCTCATAACTGCATAGACGACCGGTTCGATTCCGGCCGGGTCCACCAGATTACAGGCAAAAGAAAACCCCGACGCTGATATGGCTGGGCAGCCGCGACGGGGTAATCAATAACGGAGTTCATTATGAACCAGATCAACGAATACGACAAGGCTGAAGCGCTGGATACCGACCAGCACGTAAGCCGCTGCAGAGAGTATTCACGGCGCAAGCGTGCATTGCTTGAACAGTTCCCGAGCATTTCCAGTGAAGAGTATGAAAAGCAGGTTAAGCGCATTGCCGCTGAGGTAGGTATCTGATGGCTGGTGACTGGATCAAGATGCGTCCGTCTTTGATGACGAGCCCGAAGGTGAATGGTATTGCTCGCATTCTGGAGCGTGATTTCGCTGTCGGTCGGTCACTGTCTACTGGCAATAACGGCGTTATGTCTGAAATCGTTACGCGTAACGTTATGCGTAACGTAACGGTCGCGTCACTGCTTGTTATATGGGGCGCAGCAAATGAGCACACAACTGACGGCGTATTCCGTAACGCAGATCTTTCTGACCTTGATGACATGGTTGGCATTCCCGGTTTCGGTGAAGCAATGGCCACCGTTGGATGGGCCGAATATGACGCAGAAGAAGGGACGGTAATCCTGCCGAACTTCACGGAATACAACACTTCTGGCCGCGAACGCTCAGGGGCTGCAAAGACTGCAGCGCAGCGCCAGAAGGAGTATCGGGAGCGCAAACGTAACGCTGATGTTATGCCTGAGGGTGACGCTGAGAGTGACGTAACGAGTGACGTAACGCGTAACCGCAGAGAAGAGAAGAGAAGAGAAGAGAATAAAACCCCCCTTACCCCCCGTGACCGGGGTGCAGTGAACGTTGATCGCTTCCAGCGATTCTGGGATGCGTACCCTGTCAAAAAATCCAAGGGTCAGGCTGAGAAAACATTCGCCAAGCTCAACCCTGATGACCTCATGCTGAACCGCATGATCAAGGCCATTGGTCAACAGATCGATCATCGCCAGAAACTCCAGGCAGCCGGACAGTTCGCACCTGAGTTCAAGCACCCAAGCACTTGGCTCAACGCCAAAGCCTGGGAAGACGAACTTGAACCTATCCAGCAACAGCGACCACTGACCGGCACGCACCTGAGTGCCGTTGGATCCGCTGCACCTGCACTGCCTGATTTTCAATTTGAGGACTGATCGATGAACGCAATGACCGAATACATGGATATCGACCACGAGCAGGAAGAGCTGGCGCGTGAAGCCCGCAGAGCCGGTGAGTCCGAGGCGTCCCTGATCCACCTGATGCTGTGTGACAACGGCGTATTTCAAGCAAATCAGGTCAGTCAGGAGTGGTTCTCCAGCACCGTGTGGCGCAAAAGCTATGGCGCGATCAAAGCACTGGTTGATCAGCGTCAGGTGGCTGATTACATCTCCGTCAGCGATTACCTGGACGGCACCGACCCGGGTGTTAACTGGCTGGCAACGCTGGCTGAGTTGAACCGAAACAACATGGCACGCCCGGAATCGGTCGAAACTTACGTGTCGATTCTGCGTGACGCCCATACCCGCCGATCTGCAGAGCGCATTGCCCGCCGCCTGATGGCTGAAAGCCGCAAGGGGCAGGCCGCTGTCGATGATGCCATTCGTGAGCTCATGGAGCTGGATACCGTTGAGTCCAGCCATGACCACGACGCCAAAAGCATTGTGCGCGGCGCGATCGAGTACACCGAAGAGGCGTTCGAGCGAGGCAATAACGGGGAGCTGGTTGGCCTACCTACGGGCTTGACCGATCTGGACAAGGCGACCGGTGGCTGGCACGACACTGACCTGGTTGTGATTCCGGCGCGCCCGGCCATGGGTAAGACCGCCATGCTTCTCAACCTGGCGCTCAACGCCGATGTTCCGTTTGGAATCATCTCTTCGGAGCAGTCTCACGACCAGATGGGCGTCCGCATGCTGAGCATCAGCGGCCGTGTATCCGGTAACAAAATTCGCCAGGGCCGGTTGCAGGAAGAGGACTGGAGCAAGCTTTCGGCAGGGGCTCAGTCGCTGATGCGCCGCAACTTCTGGATCAATGACGACGCCACGATCACGATCGACGGCATCCGCCGGCAGGCCCGAAAGTGGTTCTACAGCCATGGCATCAAGGTGCTGTTTGTCGACTACATCCAGCGCATCTACCCGACTGACCCGCGGCTACCCAAACACCAGCAGGTTGCCGACGTAACGACCGGTCTCAAGTCGCTGGCGAAAGAGCTTGGCATCCCTGTGATCGCGCTGGCGCAGGTCAACCGTGAGTGTGAGAAGCGCGATAACAAGCGTCCGAGCATGGGCGACATTGCCGACGCATCGATCATTGAGAAGGAAGCTGACATGGTGATGACTATCTACCGTGACGAGGTTTACAACCCAGACACCGCTGACAAGGGCATTGCCGAGTTGGGTATCTGCAAGAACCGGCATGGGCCGATTGGCAAGATTCGCACGGCTTGGGATGGCGCAACATTCCGCTTTGAAAACTTGGCACCCCAGTATTACGAGGAAGGATTCTGATGAGCAGCGAAAAGGACCGCATCATCAGCGCGCAGCAGCGCACTATCGCAAAATACGAGCGCGCTCTGAGCGAAATCCGCACTCTGTTGGAGTGTGGACAAGAGCACGCAGTCGGACTGATCGACCATAAGCGCATCATGGCCAAGTCACGGCTGGCAAATCCATACAGCCTGACCCGACAGGGCGAGCCGGTAGCGATCGTGCTGCCGATCAAGAAGCTGAAGGCGCTGGGGGTGATCTGTGAGTGAGAAGACGCTGACAATTCCCGATGAAGCCCGACTGCGTCCGATCATGCTGCGCGTGTGGGAGCTGGTGAAGCATGGCATCCAGGGTGGCCCGGTAGTGATCACGCTGAGCCGTGAAAGCAAGAACCGGATGCAGGAGAAAAAATATCATGCGCTGATTAACGATATCGCAAAGCAGATCACGTTCTTCGGCACCAAGCGCTATACGCCAGAAGTCTGGAAAGCCCTGTTGGTTGAGCAATTCGATCAGGAAATGAAGGCTATGGGCACGCCGCTGCGCAAGCCCGGACGCCTAATCACTAGCCTGGACGGCCAGCGCACCATTACCGTGCGACCGAGTACGAAAGACTTTCTCAAACATGAGGCCGCGGCTTTTATCGAATACCTGCATGCCCAAGGCGTCGAGATGGGTGTCGAGTGGAGTGAGCCGGCACTGGCCGTGTACGCCGAATACAAGGAAGCGGCAGAGGGGCGGAAGGCAGCATGAGACTGGTATCAAAGGCGATCCGTGATAGCGCCCGGGGCGAAGATTGTACGCTGCGCATCCCGGGTGCCTGCAACTACGACCCCGCCACCACCGTGCTGGCCCACGTTCCGTGCGGCATGGGCGGCATGGGCATGAAGGTTCCCGATCTTTTCGCCGTGCATGCCTGCAGCGGCTGTCACGATGCGCTCGACAGCCGCACCGGGATTGAGGCCGAAGGCTGGGAAGTGGTGCGCGCACTGGCTGAAACTCAGATGCGGTTGCTTGAGAAGGGAATAATTTCAGTGAAAGGAGTGAAGGCATGATCGTGGCAATCGACCCGGGTACAACCGGATGCCTAGTGGTTCTGAACACCAATGGCGATATTCAGGCGTTCATGCATATGCCGGTGATCAAAGTGGGCAGTCAGAACCGGGTCAACGGGGCCGCTGTGGCTGCGTTTATCAATGACCATAAGCCTACGCACTGCTACCTGGAGCGGGTCTCCAGCATGCCGGGGCAAGGGGTTTCATCCACATTCACCTTTGGGCACTCCGCCGGGCTGGTGGAGGGCGTGGTAGTGGGGGCGGGTGTCCCGCTCACGCTGGTAACCCCTCAAGCCTGGAAGAAGCACGCAGGCCTGATCGGGCAGGACAAGGATGCAGCTCGCAGCCGGTGCGTCCAGCTGTACCCCACCTGTAGAGAATTTGATTTGAAAGCCAAGGGGCAAGCCCTTGCAGATGCGGTTTTGATCGGACGTTTCGGACTGAGCCAGGCATAACGCCTGGTCCCACCGGTAAGGAGTTGTGAGTGGCAGATCACAAGGTCAAGAAGTTACCTACCCGTGCTGAGCAGGCGGAATTAGCGCACGCGGTGGGCCTGAGGTTGAAGGAGGCGCGTGAAATGGCGTGCCTAAGCCAGCAGCAGGCGGCAAAGCTACTGGGCTACAGCAACAGCACAAAACTGAGCAAGATCGAGAGTGGTCGGCATTCAAGCCAAATACCGCTGTGGGTGCTCAAGCGTGCGGCTGAGCTGTACGACGTGTCGCTCGACTACCTTACCGGTATTACCGAAACGATGGAGCGTGACGAAGACAGGGACTCCATGAGGCGCGAGATCATGATCCACATGCGGGAGTCGTGGGAGAACATGCGCTCCCGTGATGCGAAAGTGATTGGTGCTCTAGTGGAGCGGATTGTCAGCGTTGAAGATACGGCGCTGCTGGTGAGTCGAGAAGCCGGTGAACTGCAGGAAGCGATGCAGCGCTATATCGAGCTGAACCGCAAAAACTGGCTGGAATCGCGCGGCGGTGCACGGCTTGAAGCGGCTGTAGAGCGCACAGCCAGTGCGGCACGACACTCCAGTGCCAAGGTGAAGCGCTTCCGTAACGAGAACAAGATGTCGGGTGGATGCCCGCAGTTGGATCTGGTGTTTATCTGATGCCTGTAATCAAAGTGAGCGAGGATCAATGGGCGGATGTATACGCAGTATGGCGTAAAGATCCGCGCGATGGGTATGCGTGGCTGATCCGTGAGCTGAATTTGCCGGTGTCCGGTCCGGCGGTGCGTAAACGAGCCCTGAAAGAAGGTTGGGTGAAAAACGAAAACCTTCCGAAAACCCCAGCAAAGACGCGGCATGCAGCGCAGAATGCAGTCTCAGCCAAGGCCGGAAAACCGAAAACCAAGCCGAAAACCACGGCGAAAACCAATAATTCAGGGAAGCCGGAAACCAAAGCGGAAACCGAAACCGCTGAACCCCTCGCAAAGACTGAGGTTTCTGTGGTCGAGGAGGCGAACGGAAACCGGAATACGAAGGGGGGCGGGGGCCAAAACGGCCATAGACGCATTCGCGGGGGCGGGCGTGACCCCGGCATGGCGGACTTCGAATACGGTGGGCTGGTGGACCTGATGGGCAAGCTGCCGGGGGAACAGACCTCATACCGTCCCGAGTACGCGGTGATCGCCTTCCGCTTCATGCTGCTGGGATCGACGATGGACAACCTAGCCAAGCTGCTGGGTGTGTGCAAGCAAACGCTTTACACCTGGGAGAAAGCCTACCCTGACTTTTCTGCAGCGTTGGCCGGTGGTCGGGAGGCAGCCGATACTGCCGTGGCAGCGCGCCTGTACCAGCGTGCAATGGGCTATACCCATGAAGCCGAAGAGATCAAGGTGGTGGACGGTCATATCGAGCGCGTGACGGTCACCAAGCATTACCCGCCAGACCCGCACTGCGCGATGTTCTGGCTGAAGAACCGACAGCCGGAGATGTGGAAGGACAAGGTTGAGGTGGTAGAGAAGCCCACTATTGCATTGGTCGATAAGGAGAAGATGGACGAAGTGTACGACAAGGTTCTGCAGCAGGCGGCTGAAACCCAAGAGCGCATGCTGAGCCGGGCCGAACGCCTGGGGCTGGTCATGGATGTCGACTACCGCCACGCGGGGGAGGATGACTGATGGCGAAGCGGATTCCGCTACATGAGGATCCTCGCTGGCTGCCATTCTGCGAACGCTATGCACCGGATCCTGCACGCTTTGCGGTAGAGGTGCAGGGTGTAACGCCTACGCCTCAGCAGTTGGAGCTGTATGCGGGCGTTGCGGTGTCGCGGTCTCGGGTGTCGGTGGCTTCGGGGCACGGTACCGGCAAGACGACCAGCATAGCCAACGTGGTTCTCTGGCACATGCTCTGCTTCCCGCAATCGATCACCCTGCTGACCGCCAACGACATGGATCAGCTCAAGGTGACGCTGTGGAAAGAGATCGGCGTGGCGGTGCAGCGCATCAAGCGCAACCCCGAGCATGGCTGGATCGCGGATCATATCGACATACTGGCGAACGCCACCATGCGCATCAAGGGGTTTGAGGATACCTGGTTCGTTGAGTCCAAGACCGCCAACGACAAGACCGCCAACAAGATGGCCGGTCGCCACGGTGAATGGCTGATGATCATCGGCGACGAGGCATCAACTCTGGGCGATAACGTGCTGACCACCCTGCGCGGTGCGTTGACTGAGCAGCACAACCGTATGCTGTTGACCAGCCAGCCAACCCGAAATGCCGGGTTCTTCTGGCGCACGCATCATGAGCTGGCGAAAGGCAATGGCGGGGAGTGGCACAACCTGACGTTCAGCTCGCTGGAATCGCCACTGGTATCGGATGAAGCCCTGCGTGAGCTCTGGGACAGCTACGACGACGACGAACGCCGTGTGCGTCTGCTGGGGCTATTCCCGCAAGACAGCTCCAAGCACATGATGAGCCTGCCGGATGCCATGAGCATGTATAAGCGTGGGCGCATCATTGAGCCGGGAGAGGCCTACGGCTGGTTGTGCCTGGGGGACGTTGCCAGCGGCGAGGGTGTACGCGACAAGTCGGCAATCGTGCTGGCGCGCGTGATTGGCTACGGTGATCGTGGGCCCAATGCGCGGCGCGTAGAGGTGGTCCAGATCCCGATTCACACTAACGGCATACGCTCCAACCGTATCGCGTCGGCTGCGGTTGAGGTGGCCAGCGACAAGGAGGGCGTCACCTACGTGATTGACTCCGGTGGTCTGGGTATCAACGTGTGCCAGGACCTTGAGGACATGAACAAGGTGGTGCACCGGGTGAACTGGGGTAATCCCTGCTTCCAGAACAAGAACAAGGACCGTTACCTGAATCTACGCGCTCAGGCCATGCATCAAGCTGCGAGAGCGGCGCGAGAGGGTAGGCTGTCCATTCTGACGCAGGAGCACCGAAACGCCGTACAGGCCCAATCCAGCCGCATACCGAAGACGTTTACCGATAAGGGGCGTGTGCGTGTGCCGCCGAAACACTCGACTGAGTGGGAGGGCATGGCGTCGCCTGACCTTTGGGACAGCATATGCTTCGCATTCTTGGAGAATGTGGCCTATATCCCGGTGTCGGGTGCGGCCGTTGCCGAGCGCAGTGTAGCCGAGGCGGTGGAGAGTGAGGTGGATGATCTTTTTGCTGAGGTGTAAAAAAAGGCTTGCAAAGGTTCCTATAAGGAACTAAATTGAACTCAACGGTAAGGGGATGGCCCTGCCGATCTAAGGAAAAGGTGATTAAAATGGAATCCACACTGACGATCGTTTACTTATCTGATAGCGGTGAGCATTTTTCAACCAGAAAGCAAATAAACACCGAACTGCCATCCAGTGATCGGCTAATGACTGCGCGAAATTTGATCAGGAGCCTAGCAGAAAATTGCACCGTTGTGTCTGCAGTGCTTTTTGAGACTGGATTGATGAGCGTCGCCGGGACACCGACTGCAGCGGTTACGAAAGTATACCAGCCATCCGAGTGGTTAAATAATGGCGCCATCTGAATACCATCAGGCCCGGCTCACGCTGGGCCTTTCCCTGCCTGAGTGGCTTGATGCGCTGGGCATTAGTGAGTCGAGCCACAAAAAATACAACGCTGGCATACGTCCAGTGCCTGCACACACAGAGAAGCTGATTTTGGCGCTGCTGAAAATTCAGCAGTTGGAATCTGAAAAGAACGCAAGGAGCAACACATGAAAAAGCTAATCACTGCAGTTACAACCGTGCTGGCGCTGGTGCTGGCTACTCCGGCAATGGCCGTATCCCAAGGTGGCCTGAATGTTGTCGATAACAAGGTGGCCGGGGTGTATCGGTCTATCGTGGGTAATGATGGGCTTGCGCTATTCAAACGCAGCGGGAAGCGGTTGTTTGTCATTCAAGGGGAGAATGCCGGGTATTACGATATCGATCAGGTCCTGTTCAATATGGCCGGAACTGAGCAGGTTGTGCACATGCTGGACGGCTCCGGTGAGCTGGTCACGTTCGAGCTGAACCATAACCAGGCCATAATGACGCTGGCTGACGGCGATGCGATATACATGCAGCGCGTAAGGGCGCTAACCCGGCATGACCTGGCTAAGTTTGAAGGCTATGAGGTCGTCGAGGAGAAGAGTGAAAGCAAGCAGGCGTCTGGCCCGAGCTTCGACTGCGCCAAGGCTGGCAACCAGGTTGAATTCCTGATCTGTGGAAGCAGTGCGCTATCCTCAATGGATCTTGCCATGGCGACCGGCTACAAAACACTGTTGAGCTATGCAGGCGACGAAGAAGGCAAGGCGTACATCCGCAATCAGCAGCGTGAATGGATTGGCAAGCGCAACACCTGCAGGAATGCGGACTGCCTGATGCAAAGCTATAACGAGCGACTGCTTTTCATTGGCGATATGATCGAATACCTGAACAACCCTGATAACTTTAAGTGATCGGCACCTGAACCGGAAAGCTGCCAGCAGGCGACCGGCGTAACACCCCTACCATAGCCCTCAATGCAACTGCACTGAGGGCTTTTTCATGCAGCAACCACCGATCATTACCTACAACCTGAAAGAGCGTGGCCGCAAGTATCGCGGCGTTGAGCGCAACTTCGATATCCCGTCTCTGGTCGCATCGATCAACGGCCCTGCTACCCAGGAGCGTGTCAAAACCCGCGGCATGCTGGGGTACTTCGGCCACTGGCCGCGCCTGCGTTTCGGCATGGAGCCTGCTGAGGGTGGTATTGCCGATGGCAAGGCGCAGTCAATCGAGCCTGCGGTCGTGACCGTCTACCTGAAGGCGCACCCCGATGGCACTGTAGAGCATCAAACCGAGTTCCTGGACACTGAAACCGGCCAGCTGGCAGCGCGTATGTATGCCAACCGTGTGGGTGGATTCAGCTCGGCGATCGATATGGACGCGCCTGAGCTGTATGGCTTCGACTGGGTGAACGACCCCAACTACTCCACCAATCGCGGCTACGAGCTGGCGTTGGATTCTGCAGCCGATGGCGGTATGTCAATCACCGACGTGATCCTGGCTGAGCAGCAAGAGAAGATCGAGGCGCAGCGCCTGCTGATCGATACCATGGAGCGCAGCATGGGGCTGGCACTGGATGCAGCGTCTCGACTGGAGCAGGACAACAACGAATTGCTGGACCTGCTGGCGCGACAGAATGCGGCTACAGCCAAAGTCACTGATAACCGACTGGCGTTCGATGATGTGGTGACCGGCGGCGCCAATCCCGAGGCTGTGCGCATGAAGCGTGAATCCAAACAGTTTATGGATTCGGCGCTGCCGACCTTCCTGATTCCGGAGGAGGTCGATAACGACGAGGCTGAAGCGGAATACCTGAGCCTGTCACGCCGGGTGGTGCCGCATGTTTGAGCCGGTCAAGACTGGCCTGGGGGGATTCATGCACCGGTTTTATGCCGGTGTAGTGCCCACAACCACCAGTATGCATGAGTTCGTCGCGCGTGGCTTTCCCTACTGCGTTGCCTGGGCGCCTACGCGCATGGTCGACAAGGCTGAGGAGATGCTGGCCGCTTGGAACAAAAACGATACTGATCAGGGCGCGACCCGTCCGCCAAAGCTGCCGGTCGTGTTGGTGGCTGTGGCCAAGGACTACACCCCGATCAGTCGTGACTTCGGCACCCAGATTGCTGATCCAATCGATATCTTCATTCCGGATGACCCCAAGCACCGCTACTTCGAGATGCGCCTGATCCAGGGAGAGATTCGCGCGCAGATCGCCATATTCGCCCACGACGAGCCGACTGCCAAAAGCATCGCGGCTCAGTTCCTGCTGTTTCTGGACAGCCCGAGCAATCGTGGCTTCAAGGCAGTATTTCCGTTCGCCGGGGTCGATAACGAGTTCCCCGTGCAGATCGAAGCCCCGGACAACCCGGCCATGAATATCGACACCGGCAGCAAGAATATGACCGTGCTGGCGGTGGATCTGACCCTGAAGTGCTCCATTCCGTTGTTCCAGGCACCGGCGGAGGGTGAGCCTAACGACGGCAAAGGTGTGCCGGGCACAGATGACCCTGCAGGCTATCCGCTGGTCGAGGTGGTGGATACCACGGCCAAGGAGGTCTGATGCTCAAGATTCAGGCGAATATTCAGGGCTACATGGGCAAGCCGACCACAGTTCTGGCCGCGCTGGATGAGGAGACCGGCATTCTGGTCGTTGCCAAGTCGGTGCCAATGATTGCGCGATTCGAGGACAGCTTTCTCATTGCTGCTGATCAGCATGGTGACCGTGACTCGCTATTCACTGACGGCGACCTGGTCGAGGCAATCAGTGGCTACTTCAAGCTCAAGGGTTCGGTGGCAGAGGATGGCATTACCAGCTGCCTGCGCTTTCGCGAGCTTGCGGCAACGGCCGATCCGGCGGCGGTGATTGAGCATGATGGCGTCGATGTAAGCGGTCCCAAGTACCGTATCGCGCCGGATGCCAGTAACGCCCATATCGCGACCTTGGCAATTTGTGCCTATGCCGCCCGCCATACCGCGATCGATGACACCCTCGGCATGGCTGACGACATCATGGACGTGATGCGGATTATGGACGGCCATGTACTGACCATAGGATTGCATGACTGATGCTTGATCAAAACAACCAAGCGGCCCGCGTGTTCTGGCGACTGGTGCGCGACTTTGCCGAATCGAAAAAGCCCTGGGATGAGGCGATTAACTACGACGTGCGCCCCGATGAGCAATGGGACGCCACTCTGGTATCTCAGCGGGTGTATGGGCGTCGATCCGAGTACATGACGGTCCTCGCAGCTGCAGGGATCAGCTCAGTGGATGAGCCGCTGGATCAAAGGCGCATTGTGCTACCTACCGAGTCTCAGTTGCGACAGCTCAAGTTCAAAGCAGGGTTTGAATCGCGTCACGACTACCGTGAAAAAGGTGCACCCACCTGGAGGACTGACTGATGGCCGGTGATGAAACGCTGATCGGCAAGCTGTCGGGCACGGTTTCTGAAGCCAAAGCGCTTGCCAAGCAGGACGCAGCTGCACGGAAGAACGCGCCGCGCATCCTCAATCCCGATGATCTGCGCGGGAACATCAATGACTTCGACGCTGCCGATGTACTGACCACGACGCTCAACACCCCCGATGGCAAGCCCCGGCCGTTAACCGCTGATGACCTTGCTGCCTTCCGGCAAAACGTGCGCACGCTGGGTAAGCGGTTCAAGGGCGGCATCAATCCCCGCCAGGTCATCGATATGTCGACGGCGATTGACCGCAAGCGCGCGCGACAAGAGATCACAGTGGCGGTACCGGGCAGCGCTCGAGGCGTGAAAGGGTCGGGTACCAATATCGAGGCGCTGGAAGTCCGATTTGTGACCAATGCAAGCCTCAAGTACGGCGCAACTCGCCACTTTGTCACGGTCAACTTTTTGGGCTACGCCACGGCCATTGCGGCAGGTGACAAGTCACCCCACAAGGCTGCCGCGTGGCTCAAGCAGCAACCGATCCGTTTTGACTGCGACTGTGGCCGGCACCGGTTCTGGTATCGGTATGTGGCCACCATTGGTAATTACCATGCTGGCCGACCTGAAAACGGCTATCCCAAGGTGCGCAACCCGAACCTGAATGGCGTGGCATGCAAGCACGTCCTGCGCGTGATGGCTGAAATACAGTCCTCAGCCATGGTGCAGAACTTCCTTGTCCGGGCTATCGAGAAAGGGCGCAAGGCTGGCGATGGCGCGGCCAATATCCGCACCCGGCAGAAGGATGCCGACAAGCTGGCGCGCAAGCAGGCGGCCAGGCCGAAGGCGTCAGGTAACACTGGTGACCGCGATTACGACAGGTCCCGCGCTGCACTGCGCAAGCAGAGTCGGGCCACCACTACCAAGCCCAAACGTGTGGCGTCCGGCAGTAAGCGAGTTGTCGCCGTTGCAGGTGATCCCAAGGCTGAGGCCGCACTGATGGCAACCATTCAACAGCTGGGCATTTCGCGCGAACAAGCAATTGCCATTCTGAAAGGAGCAACCGGGTAATGCTGAACCGCATCCCTATGGGCATCAATGCGATGGCCCGAAACGTGATTATCAATCACCCCAATGCATTCAACTGTGAGGTGTACCGCAAAGAAGTGATGCGCACCGATCCTGAGGCCGGTGGCGCACCGACACTTGGCGGCATGATGGTGCTCAGTGCTGATGATGAATCCGAAGTGAAGTGGGCATTCGTGGGCATGGGTTATTCATTGCCTGCCGATATGTTCCAGGGCGCGTCAATGATGGACCGGCGTGATGCCGCTCTGGGGGAAGAACAGCACCGCTTCCTGATCGAGCCTGAGGAGATGATCGGCAACCCCGGTGGCTTCGAGGTGAAGAAAAACGACGTGATCTATCTGCTACTGGGTGAAGGCGATGCCGCGGCCAAGGTGGCCTATGAAATTGTCGACGTGGAAGCGACGGTCAACGTGCCGCCGTATGTGTCCCGCTACATCACCAACCGGCGCGCTGATCTCGACCTGATGCCCGGGGAGGAGGCCATAGAGCCATGATCAATCGAACCCATATTGAACACACGGTTGCGGCGGTTGCCATCCAGTCGCTTATCGCTCTGACCGGGCTTGCTGACTGGTGGGCGGCCGGTGCGATTGCCTGCGCCGTCTTCCTGGGGCGGGAGATCGCCCAGCACGAATACAAGCACGCCATCAATACCGGTTGGTCGTGGGGCCAGTCGCTGCCGATCAGAGGGTATGAGGGCGTCATACATGGATGGACTCTGGATTCCATGCTTGATGTGGTCATCCCTGCTGCTGCCTGCTCCCTGATAGCCGTCTGCCTGTCGTAGGCGGCTTTAAACCGGAAAATCACCCGAAAGACACCCTCTCAATCGCCGCACACTGTCTCCACCCGGCCGATTTGGTCGGCTCTATTTCCCCAATTGAGATTACGGAGATACAACTCATGGCGAAGAAACAAGACCACACTCGCCGGGCAACCAGCGAAGCGGCCAACTTCGTTGCCGGGCTGAAGAACGAGTCCATCAAGGGCGGTGCGTTTGATAGCGCCGCAGCGACCGAGTTCGTGGATAACGCTCTGGACCGTGCCGGTTCCGTCAAGGTGCCGGAAACCCTGCAGGCTGTGTTCGACGAGGCTGACGAAAAACAGAAGCGCATGATTACCCGTGCCATTCTGGATGGCGCCGCCAACTACGAGAAGATGCACGGCACCGATGCGCCGGGCGACCTGCTTGAGCAGGCTATGCATCTGGCGTATGGCACCACTCGCGTGGCCGCTAAGAAGCTGGCACTGGATAGTGCGACTTCTGACAACCATGATGCCCTGTCGCTGCAGCCGAATCGCGCTGTGGTAGCCATTCTGTCCACCCTGAGTGAAGCAATTCCGTTTGCGCACTACCTGCCTGCAGACCTGCAGTCGAACGAAGCGCGTCTTGCGATCATGACGCACCAGGCTGGCTCAACCTATGGCGCCTACAAGCAGGGCGGCCTGATGGATGGCGTTAGCTCTGGTGACCGCTACATTTCCACCAGCCGTGAGCACCTATGTGAGATCGTACTGAATGCCGGTGCGCCCACTGGTGACATCACCGGCAAGCTGACCGCTATCCAGGATACCGATAGCACCTGTGATCCGGCAGCTGCAGAGGTACCACTGCTGCGCGGTCGCTCTATTGTGTACGTCAACGGTCGCGTTGCAGCTACCGAGATCAGCACTTCAGGCTCCGGCAACTCCAGCGTATCCGGTCAGATCGAAGTGGCCGGCACCGTTCATCAGATCGGCGGCACCATCAACACCGATACCGGTGTTATCGCACTGACGGCCACCCCGGCGCTGCCGGAAGGTAATGAAGTGCTGGTGGAAGGCTTCATCGACTACGAGCGTGACGACACTCTGACGCCGCGTGTGATCACCGACGTTGAAGTGTTCTCGCTGTACGCGAAGCCGTGGCGCGTGATCACTACTCAGTCTATCGATGCTCGCACTCAGATGAGCAACGAACTGGGTCTGGATCCGTACTCTGAGGGCGTGATTGCCATTCAGGGCCAGTTTGCCAACGAGCGTCACTACGACGTGCTGCGCAAGGCCAAGCGTCTGTCTGCAGGCAATCAGGAAACCTTCGACTTCGCGTGGGCAACCCGCGGCGATTACAAGACCCGCGCCGATGTGATGCGCGACCTGTCGTCTGTCCTGGGCAAGCTGTCTCAGAAGATGGCCAACGACACCATGAACCACGGCATTACCCACCTGTACGTGGGCGACCTGATGGGCGCCATCATGCAGGGTCTGCCGTTGGATATCTGGCAGCCGTCTGGCGTCTCCGAGCGTCCGGGTATCTACCGTCTGGGTCGCCTGTTCGGCAAGTATGACGTGTACTACGCGCCGAAAGTGGTGATGGAAGCCGTTGATGGCAGCGCTGCAGAGATCATCTGTGTAGGTCAGGCAACCGACGTAACCCGCAACCCGTTCGTGCTGGGTGATGCCGTTGCGCCGACCGTGATCCCGCTGTCTACCGGCGCTGATCTCAAGTCCGGTGCGGGCTTCTACGCGCGCAACTTCACCGCCGTTAACCCGCATAACCCGTCTTCCAAGGCGTGTGCGCGGATCAACGTCACCAACCTGATCTAACCGAGGTGCGCCAATGCGAATGTTGACCATTGGCGCTCCCACCCTGATCGGTGAGAGCGCCGACGCGCTGGCGGCAAAGCTGCAGGATGCAGAGTTCCCGCTGGTGCTTGATATCACCAGTCACGCGCCGTTCAACCTGAGCTTGCCGGAAGCCCGTGTATTCCTGCGACCGAGCGAAACCCGTGCGTTCACTGTTGCTGATGCGGCCTCACTGGCGCGCATGGTTCGCAGCGCAGCCCAGGTGGCCGAGCTGAACGCAAGCGCCAAGCTGGTCACGCTGAAGGCTGAGTCGCTGGATGAAGCTGAACGGGCTGATGAGGTCGTAGCTGATAGCAATGAGGCTGATCAGGATCAGGTTGAGCCGGATACCGATGCTCAAGAGACCGAAGTAACGACAGAGCCTGAACCGGCAGCGCCCAAGCGCACCACTACACGCCGCAAACCGGCAACCAAGTAAGAGAGGTTTAACCAATGGCCGTATCTTTTGTACGCCAGCTGGGTGCCGAATCCGGCGTTCAGCTTAACCCGTTGCGCGACAACTCCGAGCTTCCGAGCGGCAGCAATGCTGATCAGATGTTCGGCATCGCCATGCGGGCAACTCGAGGCCGTATCGATCGTGCTTTCACGGTCAATGCAGGCAATGTCCGCACCCGTCTGGGTAAGGGCGAGTCCATGCGCGCAAACACCCAGAATGAAGCCTGGGTGCAGGTGGTAGAGGCGCTGAACAAGGGCGCGTACACCGCCGTTGTCAGTCGCTTGCATACTGCTGATGCCAAGCTGAACTGGATCGTGGTAACCGAAGAGCTGGACGGCGTAAGCCAAGAGCCGACCGGCGCGCTGTCTTTCGCTGTATCCGAGACTGAACCGGTCCTGCCGTACCTGTTGGCCATCAAGCACCTTGATTGCTTCAATGACGGCATCAAGGTCGCGATTCATGCGGATGAAAACCGTGTGGGCGGCGTGAATTCTGCCACTGACGTGATCACGCTGCGCCTTCTGGACAAGGATGATGACGTGCTGTCCGAGTACACCGGCTCGCTGGTTCCCGGCGCGCAGGACGACACCGGCAACTCCATCTACCTGCCGGACGTGATTGAGCTGCGCACTGATGCGCTCGAGGTCATGGTGGGCGAAACCACCAGCATTGCACCGACATCTGATGCCTATGGTTTCAGCGGTACGCAGCTGAAGTGGGCAACCTCCGATGTGCAGCTTTACTTCACCGAGGGCAGCACTGTTTACACGGTGGAAGACTGCCAGCGCGCCACTAAGCAGCTGCAGGATACGCAGTACAACTATGCGTATATCGCCTCTGGTGGTACTCAGTCTGCAACCCTGTTGGCCTCACTGCTGGACCTGATGCACAACACCAACCGTCAGTTGCGCATCGACGTGCCGGGTGATCTGACACCGGAGGAGGCGGTGGCGTGGATTGAGCAGATGAACATCTCTGCCAACACCTCTGCGCACCTTGCGCATGCCTTCTGGGCTCCGCTCAAGTCGAATGACCCCTCCGGTATCAATGCCAAGGGCTATTTCGGTACCGCTGCACTCAACATTGCCAAGGCGTGCGCGCGTAACGCTCAGACCAATGCCAAGGGCTTTGCACCGAAGAACTACCCGGTTGCAGGTCGTGAATGGCAGGTTGACCGCACTGGCATCATCCAGACCTACACCCCTGACAATCAGGAACTGGACATGCTGGCACGCGCCAAGATCAACCCGGTGATCCATGAGACCTACACCGGTGGCGGTCGCTACGTGTGGCGCGATTCCCTGACCTGCGCACCGGTGACCAACTCGTTGAAGAAGCTGATCGCCGTGGTTGATATGTCGACCAGCATCGATGATGCCGTGACCCGCTTTGCCAAGGATGCGCTGCAGAAGCCGATGAAAGTAGCCGTCAAGCGTACCGCTGATTTCCTGCAGGTGCTGTTTGAAGGTGCAGAGGCCTCTGACTGGATCGTGCCTTCGGATGATCCTGCTATGGGTGGCGCATCGTTCCGCTTCGTGGTGGCGCCCAATGAGGCCAGCCCTTACGACCGCATGGACGTGAGCTACTGGGTTCGTTATGACGGCACCAACCGTCAGACCTTTGTTACACAGACTCTGAACCGTTAAGGAGATTCAGAATGAGCAATGCTCTGCGTGGTCATTTGTATGACCTGATGGACGAAGAGCAGCAGGCCCAGGCACGGAAGGCGGCGCTTGATAGCGCCGTCGAACCGGCGATGGATTCCGCTGCAAAATACGAAACCATGACGGCACGCATGGAAGCGGCTGCTGCGATCAATCAATGGATTGAAGACGGTGATTTGGACGATGGCGAACAGCTGTCCGATCGCCTGCTTGCACTGATGGTCGGCATTGCCGATGACGATCAAGAGGGCGAGCTGGAAGACGACGAACAGGAGGTCATGGTGTCCGCATTGGAAGCCGCGTGGGATTACCTGTCCATGATGGGCGTGGATGATGAAGACCTTGATCTGCTGTTGAACGAGTGGGACGCCGATGCGGCTGTTCGCGTGCATGATCTGGTCTCTGCCAGCATGGAAGCGGACGCCACCGATGACGAAATGGATAACTTTGTCTTCGGTGAAGAGGCGCAGGAAGCCGTTTTTGACGCCGTTTACCGCAAGAAAGTGGCGGTGCGCGGTGGCAAGAAAGTGCGCATCAACAAGCGCGTGGGTGGCAATGTGCGCCTGAGCGGCAAGCAGAAGGTGGCAATCCGCAAGGCTCAGCGTAAAGCGCGTTCTGCAGGTGCCAAGGTGCGCCGCATGAAGTCGATGAAAGTCCGGCGCAAGCTGGGTCTGTAATTGACGCACTTCAAGCGGTCCTGACGGGCCGCTCCTTTTTTGAGGTTTCACACGATGGCTGGAAACGAATCTGGCACGCTGATGGCTCGCACGGGGTCAAAGTGGGACGGTTTGAGCCGTCACCTGCTGGCCAGCCTGCATGAAGTCGACATTGACGGCAATCCGGTGGGCGACATCGAGTTGCAGGCTCCGTTTGTCGAAGATGTTCAGCTTGACCTCGAGATGAACTGGCAAAGCCCCTTTGAGGGCGCCGGTGCAGAGGGCGCTGCCCCGGCTCTGAGTAGCATGCTGCAGTCTGGCGCCATACCGGCAATCACCGAAAAGGTCGGAGAACAGCTGGATACGTCCATATTTGACGGGCTATCAGGTGCAGCCAAGGCGGCTATAGGTCGTTCTGGCATGACCAAGCTGAACAGTACGCAGATCTTCAACGGTATGCCGCCCTTGCGCATCCAGGGCGAACTGCTGTTCCGCGCCTGGTCCGATCCTGTCAGTGAAGTGGAAGCGCCGATCGATCAGTTGATTCAGTGGGCGCTGCCTGAGTATCTGGCCCCCGAGGGCACACTGGTGACGGCCGTGCTCGATTACGCCACCTCCGATAAGGGCATGATTGAATCCGCCTTCCCATCCAAGGTGCCGGCACTGGTGGCCCTGACCTACAAGGGCCGCACCTACTCCCCGATGGTGATTGAGCGTGTGGGCGTGCCGCTTGGCAGTCCCGTTGATCGATTTGGCCGGTTCACCCAAATGAAAGTCCCTGTAACGCTGGCCACCCTGACAGGTAAAGACCGTGCCGACTGGATGGCTATGAGGAATCGTTAATGATCAATATACCGCCGCTACGCACCAAGCGCCTGACGGTGCAGATGAAAGAGATATCAATGAAGGATGCCATTGCGCTGGCAACTATTCCTGACCGCCTGCAGCAGGCCTCAGCATCCTTTTTTCTGAACGCCGTTATCGAGCAGTCGGACGGTATTGAAAGCCCTGATGACTGGACCGTGCAAGAGCGGACCATGGCGATTTGTCACTATATGTCGGCCACCTTTGATGATGGGCCTGACTTTGCTCTGGCAGGCGGCGACGCGCGTTACTCCGACTACCTGATTGGTGGCGAAGACTACCCCGGTGACCACTTTGATCTGGGTGAAGTCGAGGGCGATAAGTGGGCCATTCGGACCCTGACCGGACGCCTGGCAAGTGCAATCGAGCGATTGGAAGGCGAAGTTGACGGGATTGCCGGATACGCGCATTGGCAGGTGGGCCTGATGGCGGCGCAGATGGTTCCGAATGGTCGCATGGAGATGCCAGAGCAGGATGGTGAGCTGGATACGCTGCTGCTGGAGCGCATGCGCGTATTCGCTCAGTACCCCGAAAGCGTGTTTATACAGCTGCTGGAGCGCTTCCATGCAGGCGCAGATCAGCTCAAACACCTGCTCAATATATCGTTTGACCGTACCGGCATCGTTGTGCTGCCCAGCGATAAGGAGGGCAATGCGGCAAAACCGCCGGCCAGGTTTCCAGTTAGCACCTGCATCACCTCGTTTGCGCGCCGAATGGGTCGAGAGTATGGAGATGATCGCGCATAACCTGTCCCTGTATGCCTCGACACCCCTGCCTGACGCCCTCGGAATGCCGCATAGCGATGCGTATGCATTCTTCGAAGGCAAAGCCTTTGCTGACTGGCGAAAGGGCAAGGAAGGGGAGTTGAAGCTGCAGGCGGGCATTGCAGATCGTCTGAACAACGTCATTCGCGCGTGCGGCGCCATTGTGAAAACCATAGCAGGATCGAGACGATGACCATCATGAGAATAGGCGACAAGGGAGCTGATGTGCGCACCCTGCAGAGCCAGCTGGGTGCCAATGGTTTTGCGCTGGTGCCTGATGGGCACTACGGCCCGGCGACAGAGAAGGCTGTTCGTGAGTTTCAGCGTTACATGGGTCTGGTCGTGGACGGTATCGCCGGTAGCAAGACGCTTAACGCGCTATCTGGCGTGCGTGTTGATTACCTGCTGCAGGACAAGGATCTATACCGTGCCGCCGAAGAACTGGGTGTTGAGATGGCCGTGATACGGGCGGTGAATGCAGTCGAAAGCCGGGGCGACGGGTTCTTTGCTGCCGGCCAGCCAGCCATTCTGTATGAACGCCACATTATGCGCCGTCGATTGTTGGCGGCTGGCATCAGCGTTGAGGGCTTGCCTCCGAGCCTGGTCAACACCGCCACCGGTGGCTATATCGGCGGCCTGAGGGAGTATGACCGACTGGCATCTGCCATCGAGATCGACCGCGATTGCGCGCATGAATCGTGTTCCTGGGGTGCATTCCAAATCATGGGTTACCACTGGAAGGCGCTGGGATACAGCTCAATTGATGAATTCGTGTCGCTGATGAAGCGTTCAGAGGGTGATCACCTGGATGCTTTTGTGCGCTTCATAAAGGTCAACTGGACGCTGCAGTCTGCACTCCAGGAGAAGGATTGGGCTGCGTTTGCGCGCGGCTACAACGGCCCTGCCTACTGGAAGCATGGCTATCACCACAGAATGGCAGCCGAGTACGAGCGCATATCTGAAGAGAATCGTACCGGCATGGCGGCATAATGCTGGAAAAACAGCACAGTGGTGGCGTGTGGCGCTGGGTAGAGTGATACTGCCCGGCGCGCTCGCGTTGGGGTTTGCGATCATCCAAACGTGGAGCCGATTATGACCGTATCCGTTAACCAGTACCTGCGAGGGTACTACGACAAGACCAAGGCCCTCGGTCAGAAGGTGGTCAACTCCGACTACACCTTCGAGATCGAAGGGTTCGAGGGCATGTACCTGCTGGCCAAGCAGTGTCCGTGGCCCGTTACCACCGTGGCCGGTGAAATTGAGGTGCCGACCCCGCTGGGTGTACCGATCTATGAGCCGCAGCAGATCAAGCCCAACAAGCAAGGGCAGGTATCCTTCCTGGAAACCGTTGATGCGCCTATCGACAATATGCTGGTGGAGCTTATCACCCAGGGCGGCACCTTCAATGCCAAGATCTATGAAGGCACGCCGGACAAGTACCTGCGCTACAAGCGTATTGTTGATGCCTTTATCCAGATCGATGACGCCGACCGTGACTGGGAGAACCGCACCCAGATCCTGACCTTCAGCGGCACTATGTTCTACCACTACTACGGCGAGCTGATCGAAGGCAACTCCAAGGATTACCGCTGATGGCGCTGCTGTCTGAGCTGGTTGATCGTTTCCTGCTGCAAGAGCGCGGCGCGGCCAACATTCTGCCGCCTGAGTCTGTAACGGCCCAGGCATTGGCAGCGGTGGAGTTCTATGCAGGCTTTGCCGAGCTGGAAACCCCGCCGGAGCTCGGGCAGCCGATCACCGCCAATATCGATATATCCGTGTCTGAGTGGGCTGAAATACGCCCGCTCTTTCTTCTGTACGTGGAGCGCGAAAGTGCGCTGCAGATGGAGGCGACGCGGTCAATGGGGGCGGAGGTGTTCGGCCGTAACAGCTCAGAAGTGGGCAACGATATTACCCAGATGGAAGCCGATATGCCGCGCCGGGTGTTCTGCATTCCGATCATCACGGTGTAACGCCCGATGCAGCTGTTCTATGACACTGACAAGCCGATTCGTGGCGATTTTATCCGTCGCGCGGTACTGCGTTCCGACCTGGTGCCAGTTCCGCTGACACTTGAGGCGGATATCCGTATTGATGCTGAAAGCGGGCCTTACTTTACCGTTGGCCGGTCGATTCATACCTATGCCAATGACGAGATGGAGATCGTCAAATCAGAGGTGATCCCGTCCGGTCGCGTGCAAGGGGAATCCGAGGCCGCATTCGTGCGCATCATTGCCATCCTGAAGCCGGTCAAGGAAGTGTCGTTCATCAAGCCGTACGCCATCATCAAGCGAGGCGCGACGCTGGCTGAGATTTACCGGGCTGCAGGCGCAACATTGCGCGGCATCGAAGGGGATTTTGCTGTCAGTCGATACACCTGCCTGGTGGGCGAAGTGCCCAGCTACCACATTTCCCGTGCGCTGCAGGAGGCAGGCGGCGTGGTGCGGTGGCGCAATGGTCGACTGGCATTCATATCCCTTCCTGGCCTGTTCCAGCAATCACCGGTCGATACAGTGCCTGCCGGTAACGCCGAGACAGTGGATTCAGGATTCCGAGAGCGGCATGAAATACCGTCATTCTACAGCCTGGATGCGGACGGCCAGTTCGTGTACGGCAACCGCACCAAAACCCGTGCCGTGCGTTTTCAGCAAGGGGCTAACGCACCCACACTGCGCAATATGACCGCGTGCCTGGTAGTGGACCGCGTCAGTCGCTTCAAGTATGCGCCCGTAATCGCTGCCGGTGATTTGGTTGAGGTGCAAGGCGTTGGCAATCGTGCGGTTATCACGGCGGCAAGTGTGTTCGAAGCGGGCACTGATGGCGAATCGCCGCAACAGTACACAAAGCTTTGGCTGGGGAGGTTGCAGTAGTGAGTAGCGGTAGCGGTTTGCTGTATGGCAAGTGGCCGGCAGTGGTCACGGCCTACAATCAGGATAGCCGAACGTGCGAGATCGAGATTCCGGGGCAAACGGACGGATCGCAGCTGCGCATGATTGCCGAAATTGAGTACCCGATTGGCGATAAGTCCCGCCATGCCACCATGACTGAGATCGAGATATTGCCTGGTGATCTGGTGTGGATTGAGTTCATTCAGGGCGACCCGCGATACCCGCTGATCACCGGCTGGCGCAACCCGACCGTGGGCAACTCCAAGGATTGGCGCCGCTGGCATCACAAGAATATGGAGCTACTGGCGGACTCGCTGATGAAGTTCATTGCAGGCAGTGACATGCTCCTCAAATCCGGGACACACTTAACCGTGCAGGCACCGAAGGTAACGATTGATTCGCCAGATACAACCTGCACAGGCAACCTGCTGGTCAAGGGAAAGCTGACCTATCAGGGCGGCATGTCTGGCTCCGGCGGCAGCGGTGCGGCGGCTGCCATTTCGGGTAACGTCGAAGTAGACGGCAATGTAAATGCCTCCGGCAGCATTATGGATGCTGGCGGGAATAGCAATCACCATAGTCATTGAGGATCACCATGAGCAACCTACTGTTCAACTTTGAAGACCTGAGCACCAAAGACAAGACCGCGCGTGAAGCGGTCAAGCACTTCAAGAAGGCTGGGGCCACGGTCGCCCAGGTCGATGTTAACTCTACAATCCGCAAAACCAGTGGCGTGGGCTATCGTGAGCTGCACCTGGTGTTCAATGATAGCCAGACCATTGTGCTGCGCATCAAGGAAACGGGCGATATCTTCCAGGTCATGCTGAACAAGAAGGTGATCCCGATTCGCAATCAGGATGACCATGCCAAGGCGATCAAGGAGATGGTTGCGATCATGGACCGTGGTCGCGCCGCCTTCCAAAAGAAGCTGGCCCGGCAGAAAGTAAAGCTGCCGTCCAGCGTCAAGACTGCTGCTCCTAAAATGGAAGTTGCCCTGCAGCAGCGTCGGGAAGAACTGGCGTCTCAGGTAGCAGCCGCCAAGGCGCAACTGGCTGAACTGAACGCCGCTTAATGCCGCAACTGATCGGCGGGTAGACTGGAAAAGCTCCGCCGTTCGAGTCTTGCTACCCCCGTACCATTGGCCTTAACAATCCAACCGTGTTGAGGCCAGTATGAACCACTCCGTTGCCTGGACCGAGCAGAACGAGCCTGTTGGCCTGTCGCTCGATCAGCTCCTTTACCGTATGCGCCGCCATGACAGTCAGGATGGCCTGCTGTTTGACAGCGTTACCCTTGATGAAATCCTACAGGAAGAAGGTGTCGAGCAATTCGCCTTCGATGCCCTGGTAACCCCCTTTTCAAAGCTCAAGCGCAAGATGGAAATCCTGTCTCGCACCATGGATCGCGCCATTGATGGCTATGGCGTGACGGCCATGCAGGTGTCCGACCCGTTTAAGCGCAACGGCGTCGCCCAGGTGGCGGCTGTATTCGAGCTACAGGACGGCCAGACGGTTTCCGTGTATTTCCACAACCCGGATAACACCCCCGGCAAGCTCGCGCCCAATGACGAGATGATCAGCTGGAAGTGGCTACTCAACAAGAAGGACATTACCATCGTGGTGGCCCCTGAGCGCGGCAATGACCTGCAGATTCGTGAAGTGGCGCGCCGCATCATGAAACTGGCGCAGAAGAACAGCGCCGCCTTTGCCAAGGCCAACGCCAAGCGTGCCGAACGCCTGGAGATGATCGAAGGTCTGCGTACTGAGATCGCCGATCTGGAATATGAACTGTCAGGCCTGCATGACCAGATTGAGATTGCCAAGGTTGAGGCTGAAAGTCGCGCCATGGCCCCGTACAAGGCGGTCAAAGCGGCTGGCATGGCTGCACTGAATAGCTTCCGCAAGTTCCTGAGTCGCAGCCAGTACCGCGCCATGGTGGAAGCCATTGAGGGTGAAGAAGGTGCCGGTATGGCTGACCGTGCCAAAGCGCTTGCGGCCATTATCGAAGGTATGGCGGCCACCTATGATCAGGACGGCAAGGGCGATAATGCCACCGTCTACCTGCATTACTTCCAGAACAGTGCCGACTGGTTCATTACTGAAAAGGACGCCCAGGGCGGCACTCAGCAGGCCTTCGGCTATGCCGATATGGGGCAGGGTGGCGAACTTGGGTATATCAGCATCGATGAGCTGACCAAAAACGGCGTCGAGCTGGATCTGTATTTTGACCCCAAGCCCCTGAAAGCGGTTAAGCCTGCCAGTGCCGGTACCGACGAAGCCGAGGCCGGCCTTGCCAAGGCGCATGCAGAACTAGATGGGCGCATTGACGCCCTGTCGGATGATGAAGCGCAGCGCATGGCGCAGGCTCTGGAGTTGAAGGTTGGAGCAGGTAAAGACCCGCGCGATGTGATCAAGCAGCAGCACCCGGACGATCAGCGCCGCGGGCTTGATTTGATCAGTTTCAGCGCCGACAACTGGGATGTAAGTCCTGAAGTTGTACGCGCTCTTGATGAAAAGGCATTCAACGCAGTCATTGAAGAGCTTACGGATTACAACCATCACGGCGCCGTTGTTGTATTACAGGCGCGCCGAAAAGGCACCGCTGCTCAGATCACTGAAGCTGAGCAGATCATGCAAGAGCAAGAAAGCGCAGGGCATCTGACGCCGCAACTGGCAGAGCGCCGCGATGCGCTAGAGGCTGAGTTGATGGCGGCTGGTGAGGCTGCAACCGAGCAGGCCGACCCCACAACCCCAGAAGGTTATGCCGCGATCATGGATGATGAGGCCGCACTGACCGCCGTTCAGGATCAGCTGGATAGTTTCTTCCAGGCACGCATGATCGAAGTGCGTAACGCCCTGCGCGAACTGGGCTGGGAAGGTGAGCGTTTCAAAACCCTGTCGAAGAATGGTGTAGCTGCGGTGTTTGACCTGATTCAGGTGGGCGCCGGTGCCAACGTGGCAGGTATGACGGTGAATGGCATCCGTGACGACCTGACCAAGACCCCGGCGGAGCTGGCGGCTGAGGTGGATGCGCTGGCGGTTGATGCTGAGCAAGAGAGCTCAGAAACTGCAGTGAGCGGCAGCGAGGATGATAATTCTGATCTGTATGCCGCTTTGTACGCCGAAGCGGTTGATATGGGCCTCTCCCCGCTTTCGCCTGATGCGTATATGCAGGAAATCAATACTGGTGCACGCCAAGGCATGAGCCTGGCTGAAATCGAGAACAGTCTTGCTGAATATCGTCAGATGCTGCTGGATCTGCGCGCCAAGAAAATTACCCCCCGCCGCGTAGTGGGCCGTGGCGCCAAACAGAGCGATGCGGTCAATTGGATCAATGGCCAGATCGAGAAGAACGAGCAGGCCATTTCTACGGGCGGCATCGGGCTTTACGTCAACGCAAGCAATTATGCGTACTACCTGAGAGGCCTGATCAATGAAGCACCCAAGGCAGACAATAGCGAGCCTGCAAGACCCTCTTTCGAGGTAGGCGATGAGCTGGAGTGGCGCAACGACAACGGCACGTTAACTGGCATCTACCGCGGCCCTCTGGATGAAACCACGGCGGTGATTGTGGTGGGCGGTATGCAGATGAATGCGCCTATTGCAGAGCTCTATCCAATTGGCGATGTTGCCGATCAGGATGCTGCTGAAAATGCCGAGGGCGACCTGGTGCCGGAAGGCTCAACCAACCTGGTGAAAACAGCCAAGGGTACGCAGATCGAAACCGGCTTTACCCTGGTTGAAGCTGATAGCCTGATCGCCTCGCACGATTCTGCAGGCAACCCCAACCCAGACTACCCGCAAGAGCTGCAGCCGCGTGACCGTGGCCGTGACGCCTCTATCGCCTGGGTGAAGAAGACTGCCAACCAGCTCGACCCAGACAGCCTGGGCAAAACCCGCCGTGCCGACACCGGCGCACCGATTGTGGGTCCTGATGGCGTAGTGGAATCTGGTAACGGCCGCACCATGGCGATTCAGGAAGCCTACCGCTCCGGCAAGGCAGATGAATACCGCGAATGGCTGATGGAAGAAGCTGAATTCTTCGGTCTGAGCGCCGACAAGGTGCGCGGCATGAAGGCCCCGGTGCTGGTTCGCGTGCGTACCTCCGCCATTGATCGCCGTGAATTCGCCATTGAGGCCAATCAGGATGACAAGCTGAGTATGACCGCCACCGAAAAGGCCCGTGCTGATGCAGATCGTATTGATGAGGCTTTGATTGCGCGAATGTCAGACGATGGCGATCTGCTGGCCACTGGCAACCGCGACTTCCTGGCTGGTTTCATGCAGTCACTGGGCGATACCGAAGCGGCGCAGTACCTGACAAGCGACGGCGCTCCGACCGCGTCACTGATATCCCGCGTTCAAGCAGCGATCTTTGCCAAGGCCTACAACGACGACCGCCTGCTTGAGATGGCCGCCGATGTCAGCAAGCCCGAAGTAGCGAACGTGATCAATGCACTGAATGCAGCTGCGCCTGAGTTTATCCGTGCCCAAGCTGCCGATCAGGACGGTGCCGGTGCGCTGGCGTCTCAGCTGGTGGACAGCGTCGAGGTTTCACTAAATGAACAGGCCGTGCAGGCCATCATCGATGCTACCAACCTGGTGCGTATTGCGCGCTCCGAGGGTGCCAGTGTCGAAGAAATGGTCAACCAACGCGGCCTGTTCGGCGATATCCCGCCGGCCACTGCTGCCATGGCCCTGTTCATCAACCAGAACAACCGCAGCAGCAAGCGCTTGGGCGTGGCCTTCCGTGCCATGGCTGAGTTCTTGCGCGTCGAAGCAGAGCGAGGACAGACTGTAGATATGTTCGGTGACAGCCAGCAGGCCAGCCTGGAGGAGATCATTGCCGCGGCCAACCGTGAGCTGGACAAGGAGTACGGTGAAGGTGAATACGCAATCTCCTCGCTGGATATGTTCAGCCCACCGGCGGAGCCTGACCCAGTGACTGATGAGCCAGAACCGGTAGAGCCTGAAGCGATGACTGAGCCTGATCAGCAAGCGGTGGAGCCCGAAAAGCAAGCTGATACCGACTACCTGCAGTCCATCATCGATCAGACCATTGCCGATCCGCTGGCGTCCGATATCGCCGATAAGCTGGGCGAAATCTTCGGTCGCAACGCCGGTGATGCCGAAATGGAAACCCTGATCGAACAGGCCGCTATGGCCTATCAAAATGCCGTCATGCAGGCCACTGCCAACCTCTAAGGACGAATGATGAATATGATCTTTGATGACGCCGCAAGCAGCGGCGCTAAATCCATGCTGGCCCGGCTGCGCCTGGTGGGCGCGCTGGCCAAGGTGCGTAAGGACGTGCTGGCATTGGGTGCGGGGGCTGGCAATATCGTCCAGCGCCTGCAGTTGGTCAAGGAGGCGTTGAGTTTGCGCGAGCAGTTGGGCGCACTGGATGCCCAGGCCGAACCGGTCGAGGCTGTTAACGCCCTGCAGATGAATGAAGAGCCGGCAGAACCTCTTGAGCAGCCGCGCCGCAATACGGCTGGCTTGTACCAGTTCCATGAAAAGCGCACCAAAGGGCAGCGCCAGAAGGCGAACAATGCTGCCATTGCCCTGCTGGATGCGATCAACTCCGGTGAAAAATCCCGCGAAGACCTGACCGATGCCGACCGTGAAGTGCTGGCCGGCTACACCGGTAACGGCGGCGCGCTGATCGGTGCCGACGGCAAGAAGGGAAGCGCCTACGAATACTACACACCTAAACCCATTGCGGAAGGCGTGTGGAGCGCGCTGGAAGAGATGGGCTTCTCAGGTGGCAAGATTCTTGACCCCTGCGCGGGCGTGGGAATCTTCGGTGCTACTGCGCCGCTGAATGCAGCCGTGGATGCTGTTGAGCTGGATGCCACCAGTGGCGGCATAAACTCCCTGGTGAATGATAGCGACAGCTACAGCACCACGATCAGCCCGTTTGAGGCCGTGGCCGCGAACACACCGGATGAAATCTATGATGCCGTGGTCAGCAACGTGCCCTTTGGTACTGTGGCCGACCGTGGCGGCAATCAGCTGGCCGACCCCAAGTATCAGAACGATACCCTGGAAGCGTACTTCATCCTGCGCTCACTGGATAAGCTCAAGCCCGGCGGTCTGGCTGCGTTTGTGGTGCCGCCGCGCTGTGTGTCCGGCAAGGGTGGCGCCGAGGCCAAGTTGCGTCAGCGCGCAAGCGTCAAAGCCGAGTTTCTGGGCGCGTATCGCCTGCCGAACAGTGTGTTTGGTGCTGCCGATGCCGACACCATTACAGACGTGATTTTCTTCCGCAAATACAGCCGTGACGCCGCCGAAAAGATCGAGGAGCTGCGCGAACAGAACCCCGGCCTGCTGTCCGAGGCCAACGTGCTGTGGCAGCCGTTCCTGGAAGGCAAGTATTTTACCGGTGAAGGCAAGCGCTTTGTGCTGGGTGAATTCGTACCCAAGGACCCGAACAAGTTCCGCGATGTGGACCGGGTGAAGAACCCTGCCGCCATTCCTGATATTGCCAAGATGCTGCGCAAGTTCCCCGGTTCGCGCGTTGACTGGGATGCGCTGGAAACCGCTGAAACCCTGCCGATCCAGTACCGTGATGGCGATACGATCACTCAGGCCGGGCAGACGCTTGAGCTGCGCAACGGTGAATGGCGCGTACTTGAGCGCGTGGGCGACAACGGCGAAATGGCGCGCCTGCTGCACCACTGCCGCGATGCTTACAGTGCGTTTGAGGCTGGCATCAGCTTTGAGCAGGCCGATTCACTGTATCGCCACATGATCGAGCAGAGCCGGTTCAGCGATATCCCGGCATGGCTGGCTGCCGCTCAGGCGGCATTCAAAAAGCTGACGGGTGACGCTGAGGCTGCTTGGGCGCCGTCAGTTGTTGGTCTGGCCGTAGCTCAGGTGCTGGATGAGCAGGGCCGTAGTAGCGGAACCGACTTCCTGGGTACTTATCCGGCACTGTCTGAGGCAATGAAGAAGCACGCACCGGCGGCGCGCAAGATCAGTGGCAAGCTGGGCGGCGAACCCAAGCGCTGTATTGGTGAACTGCTGGCCCACTACAGCAAGCGTGCCTATAGCGGCGTATGGCGTGGCGATGTGCAGTCAGAAGTACAGCGTGAAATCGGCGAACAGGCAGGCTTTGACGGTCTGGTTTACAAGCGTCAGAGCACGTTCATTGCCATGGATGAAGCCAAGGCGGTCATGGGCGGTGACTTCGACTTCTACGGATCCGATGACTGGTGTATTTCAGCTGATGGGGCTCAGGTATGCCGTGCCGATGACTACTACACGGGCAGCTATGCCGAATTCCTGCAGCGACTGGATAGCCAGATCCAGCAAGCGCCCAATGAAGATGTTAAACAGAAGCTGCTGCGTCAGCGCCTGGTTGCCGAAAGCCGTCTGGACAAGGTCGATGTCAGCAAGATCAGCTTCAACCTGTTCAGTCCTTATGTGACGCTGGAAGAAAAGGCCGAATTCCTGCGCCGCTACGTCCACCCGGGTGCGGTGATCAGCTTCAACGAAAGCACGGGTGATCAGGAGATCAGCTTTGATATACCCGGCAGCAAGCTTACGGACAAGGAGAAGCTGATTCGCCGCATGGGTGCCTACCTGAAGAACGGCACGATCACCCTGGGCGGCTCCAAGCTTGATATGAAGGATGCCGACGCCTTGGCTGAATTGCGCAAGATGGTCAATACGGCCAACGAGCAGTTCAATGGCTGGGCACGCTCCAATCGCGGCATTACCGATCGCCTTGAAGCCCGTTCAAACGACCCCGAAAAGCTGCGCTTCCGTCAGGTTGAGGACGAATCCCCGCTGAATATCCCTGGCATGAATCCCGATCTGGTCCTGCACGGCTATCAGAATGCATATGTTCGCCAGATGGGGCGTGATTTCGCGGGCATCAATGGCTTTAACGTAGGTCTGGGTAAAACCTTCACCTCGCTGGCGTCTGTGCAGTATGTGCAGAGCATTGGCGTGAAGAAGAAAACCCTGTTCGTGGTACCCAACTCTGTACTGTCTAACTGGCGAAAAGAGGCCGAAAAGGCTTATACCAGCACCGATGACTGTCTGTTTGTGGGCCTGCGCGTGGATGATCAGGGTAACGCCAAAGTCAGCTCCGGCAACTACGATGAGGATCTGGTGCGGGTGATGGAGAACCGTCACAGCAAGATTTTTGTCACCATGGAGGCGTTTGAGCGTATCCGGCTGCGCGACGACACCATTAACGCCTATGAAACCTACATGCGCAGTGTGGATTCATCATTTGCAGAGCAGGAATCGAAGAAGGACGACGAGCGCGCCAAGGGCAAGGCTAAGGGTGTATTGGCGATTCTGGGTGGCAAGTCCGGTTCAGCGCCGTACCTGGAGGATATGGGCATTGACTCATTGGTTGTCGATGAAGCGCATGTGTTCAAGAACTCCTCTGCAACGGTCGACTTCAAAGGCGGCAAGTACCTATCTGTAAGCCCGGCCAGTAAGCGCGGCATCGATGCTCAGGCAAAAGCGTGGTTTATCCGTGGTGACTCCCCGCGTGGCGATGGTGTCATGCTGTTGACGGCCACTCCGATCACCAACAGCCCGCTGGAGATCTACTCCATGATGTCGCTGGCCGTGGGTCATAGCCGTGTCAACGACCTATGCGTGGGCGTGACCGGTGCGGACGCTTTCATGAATGCAACCTGCCAGATCGAAAACGAAGACGACGAGTCTATCGATGGCCAGGTGCGGGCAATCAACGTGTTCAAGGGGCTCAACAACACCGGCATGCTGGCCGGCGCCTTGAAGCAGGTTGCTACCATCAAGTCAGCCGAAGACGTGGGCGGTCAGCTGGTGATTCCTGATGCACCCGAAGTGTCGGCCAAGGTGGCACTGCCGCCGGAGACCGTTGCGCTGCTGCAGGAGTACAAGCAGGCATACCGCTTTGCGGCTGATGAGATCGCCGAAAAGACCACCAACCGGGGCGATATCGACGCATTCAATCGCGTATCCGAACGTTTCGGTGAGCCGATGGAGCTGATCGCACACCCGTTCAACCTGATCAACAAAATGACCATGCTGATTGCTGATCCCGATCTGGATCGTCGCGTCAGCCGCTATGCCATTGAGGAGAGTCAGGCTGATCAGGCGCAGGCACTGGTTGATCAGTGGAACAAGGCTAAGGTAACCGAAGAGCGCAGCCGTCCAGGGCCGAATGCCACCGAAGATGAGGCGATCAGCTCTAAAGCGATTCGCAATGCCGACAAGGAGGTTATCGGCTACACCTACAAGATGCCGGTCAAGGCATGGATTGAAAACGGCCATATCCTGATCGACAGCATCGATCCCAACACCCAGGACAAGTTCGAGGCGATGGCATCCAGGGCTAAGGTGGCGCTGGATGTGAGCGTGCCGCCGAAGCTGGCGGCCATGCTGGAGAACGTGCAGGCGGAAGCGGCGAACCCCATTGGCATTGATGCCGAAGGCAACCGCATCCCGTTTGCCAAGCAGTTGATCTTCTGTGACCTGCTGGGGATGCACAACAAGATCAAGCGCCTGTTGTCGAACCGAGCCGGCATTCCTGAGTCAGCCATTGCTATCGTGACCGGTCAGCGCAACAACAAGCCGGATGAAATCCTTGATGTGCAAGATGGCTTCAATGCGGCCGGTGAAGACAATAAATACCGGGTGATCATTGCCAACGAGAAGGCAGAAGTGGGTATCAACCTGCAGAAAGGCACTCAGGCGATCCACCACCTGACGATTGGCTGGACGCCGGACAGTCTGACGCAGCGCAACGGACGCGGCGTGCGCCAGGGTAACAAGACTGAGCGTGTCACCGTGTACCATTACGATGCTGATGGCACCTTCGATACTGCCAAGCGCACACTGGTTAGCAACAAGGCGACGTGGATCGACTCGCTGATGCAGGGCGGTGGTGAAGGTACCATTGAGATCAGTGGCGGCCTGTCCCGTGACCAGATGGATGCGCTGATTGATGCCATTGGCGATGCTGATGCAGTGACGCGCCTGCAGGATACCATGGCCAAGCGAGAGGCGGCCGCACGGGCACGCACCAACCGCGAACGCCAAGAGGTGAATCTCGATACCATTCGCACTCAGAATCAGTTCCTGAGCCAAAACGAGAAGCCCCAGGACTGGGTGGCAGGCTACTTTGGTCAGCTGATGATCGCGATGGGTCAGGTTGAGAAACTGCGTAAGCGCTTGAGCAATCCGAAGATGTCCGAAACGGCGCGGGTGAAGACTGAAATGCTGCTGTCTGAGCAGGAAGCGAAGCTGCAGGGTATTGAACGTCAGATCACTGAGGCTGCGACCCTGCGCGAAGCTGAGTACGACTACCGGACGCAGACCCATACGATCAGGGAAGACAAGGAGCCGCTGGAGCCTCAAGAGATCATCAAGCGCTTCCTGTCCGTTGCCAAGCGCGGCGAAAACCGACCAGGGGATCTGGTGGAATCCATTCGCCGTGGCCGTAACGGCTACAGCAGTATGATGATGGAGGTCGATGAAGACTCCGAGCTGGTCAATGAATGGCAGTCTGAGATCGATATGGCGCAGTCGCTCAAAGAGCAGGCCGTTGAGTCCTACCGTAAGCAGTCCGGTGCCGATGGTGCCATGCCTGAAGCGCTTGCGGATTCGTTTGCTGAGGGTGAGGGCTTCTACTTTGGCGATGCGCCGTTGATGCCGGGATGCTTCGTGGTCACCGATGAGCGCTGGTATCTGGTAGCCAATACCACCCAGGCGCACTACATGGCCGATGGTGGAGATCGGACTGAGCTGCTCTACAGAATCATGCCCGCTGATGTCGTGTATCCGGGCAGTGTGGAGCATGGCCGTCTGGTGCGCGCCGCCGCAGAGCTTGAGGATGATGCCGAGCGCAATGGCCGCGCAACCCAGCATTTCAGCGACATTCTGCCGGACGTTGGCCAGTATCGCGAAACCGATATCATGGTGGCTTACAGCTCATACACGAACTATGCGCTGCCGGCTCCACACTTCCCGGTGCCGATCAAGCCTCGCTGGGCTGAGCAGTCAGAGCTGCTGAAACGGCTGTTTGACCAGCAGGCCAGTATCATTCAGCGCTGGGAGCGTGATCAGTTCGTAGTCGCGTCAACGGTCGAGATCGATAAGGGTGAAGTCTCAATTGAGGATGCACTGGTGGCATACTGCAAGGCCAGTGGCATTCAGATCGGCATGGAAGACTTTGAGGCTGCCAGCTCAAGCTACCGCGTGCGTCCGATACTGGAACGTGAGCTGACTCATGCGGGTATCGATGGTGATACCATTGATGCACTGGCCAATGCGCACGAATCAGCCGATGACTTCCGTGCCGCGGTGTCGCAGCGGGTGCGTGATGCTGCAACCTGGCTGCGCTTCGACGGGAACGAGTTTGATATGCTGCCGGTGGCTATGCGCGTTCAGTTCAGTCGACTGGAGATGGCTAAGGCGCCCAGTGAAAGCAATGAGCTACAGGCTGCCGTTGCTGAACCTGCAGCCGATAAGCAGCCGACCGACGTGGTGTATGTGGGCGGTGATACCCGCGAATGGAAAGACCGCATCAAGGACTATGGTGCGCGGTTCAGTGACAGCGGCTTTGCACCTCGTCGCGGTTATCGCTGGATCAAATCTCAGCTGGTCTGGAGTATTCAGTACCAGGTTTGGCAAAAACTGATCGAGGATCACCCGAAAGCGGCTGATGCTCTGGAATTGAAGGAGTTGTGATGTTTACGGAATGGTTGTTCGATCAAGAAGCCATTCGGGAATTGGCGGCTGAAAAAGCCGCCAGTCTCAAGGCGAACAAAGGCTTTTCCGATCTGCAGGGGTACGCGCTCGGAGTGATCCAGCGACGACTTGAAAAAGACCCATTGCGGTACCGGGATTACGGCCCTTATTGGTGGGCGCTCAAGCAAGTACTGAACGATAACGACCGTGATCTAGGTGCTGAAGACGATGCACTGGTGCGCGCTACTTACGCCGGTAACACGGCGCTGGAAACCGTAGTCATGGCTGATGAGTTCCGTACCTTGGCATTGTCGCTTTGGCCGGTGGGCAATAACCAGTTCACCCTGTCAGAAGATAGCGTTTACACCCTTCACGATCAGGATATGGAGGCCCTGTCAGCCGCATAACCGGAAACTACCCGCCTTAAAAGCCGTGGCGCTGGCGCACAATCAGCGTCATGGCAACCAAACCCAAACCGCAGCGACGCGGTATGCTTTCCTCCCTTTTTGGTGGTAGCACCAAGGACTACACAGAGGAAGCAGCGTCAGCGAGCGACATCAAACAGTCGGATACCACCCTATACGGCGCCGGGATGACCACGGTTGCCAGCCTGATGGCGTCCGGAAATCGCAAGGCGCGCACACGGCAGGCCATTTATGACCAATGGTCGATGATGGAGGGTAATCCCATCGTCTCCACATCGGTTCAACTGCTGGTCACAGCTGCACTGGGCGGCCACGAAACCAACGGCAGCCTGGTGTTCATCGAGGAGCGCCCCGGTTTTACCGAAGATGCCAAGATGCAAACGCTGGTGCGTGAAGTGCGTGACGATCTGTCTGATCTGTTTAACGCCGTGGCGTTTCAGGTGGCGTACCTGGGGGCCAGCTTTGGCGATGCCTATGCGCGCGTCTACAGCGAGGACAAAACGGGCGTGGTGGATCTGTATGTCGGTGAGATGATCCGTCCGCCACTGGTGCAGCCGTTCGAGCGCGGCTCTCGCACGGTGGGATTCGTGGTTTATACCGGCGAGAAGAACTTCCAGCGTCTCGATAAAACGCAGATGGTGCGCATGAAGATGCCGCGCACGCAATGGATCCCCCAGCACGGCGTTGTTGAGAAGTCGCTCAAGCTCGCTCTGGAAGAGGACAATATCGACAACCTGCCGCTTATGCCCGCCATGGCAGGCGGTTCACTGCTTTATCCCGCCGAAGAGCCCTATAACAACCTGGTGTCGAGCCTGCTAGGGCTGGTTGGTCAGCGCTGGATGGACTCCATCGATGAGCAGATGCTGACTGTCAATCTGAATGACATGAGCAAGGCTCATCAGAAAAAGTTCATCGAATCGATCACGGCAATGCTCAAGCGCTCGAAAGAGGTGGCAGAGGATGCGGTGAAAGGCGGGCGGCCAATTCTGGAGCGCATTCGGCACGTCATCCCTGTATTCGGTGACAAGCAGCTAACCACGATCCAGGCGCCCAATGGGGGGCAGACCGGACGAGCAGCAAGCATTGGCATCGAAGATATCATGCTGCATGCCCGGTTGCTGGCAGGCGCTCTGGGTGTCGATCTATCCATGGTGGGCTTTGCTGATCAGATGAGCGGCGGCCTGGGTGAAGGCGGATTCTTCCGCACAAGCGCACAGGTGGCCGAGCGCGCGCGCGTGATACGGGTATCCCTGTCTGAGTTCTTCAATCACGTTATCGATATCCATACGCTGAAAAAATACGGCGTCGTCATTCCGCCATCCGAGCGGCCCTGGCAGATCAA